GACCTCTTGAGCCGTCATAGACAAGTCTTTGTTGGTGTCTCGGCCATAGCTGAAGAAGCACCGACGGGCATAGCCCGTTTCGAGCATCGAGATAAATTCTTCTTCGATCTTGCCACCATCCAGCAGTTTATTCGGCGTACCGAACATCAGCAGGTTTGTAGGTGTGCGACCGATGATTTCTTCGCTACGAACGCTCTCAGCAGTGTTCTTAATCAGTTTCTCTCGTACTGCCCCTACGTCGAACAGCTCAAGATAGGTGGTCAACACCTCTTGGTTTCCGAGCAGGTTAGATCCGATTTCATCAATGATCAGGTTCACTGAGCCAGCGTTAGCCATAAGCAGCTTATGCCGCATCTGTTTAACAGCTGGTGTGGTGCCAGAGTCGAAGCTGTAGATGTACTTACCCAGCGATTCGAACTCTTTCAGTACACGAAGCTTTACTTCGTCTTCTGGCTCATTGTTCCGTTGTGCACGCTTGAAGGCGATACGTTCCAGTTCTACATCAGCAATAGTGCCGAAGGATTCCAGGAACTGCTCACGGAAGTGGTGAGTGATTTCATTTTCCAGAATGTTCTGGCTGAAACCTTTACCTGCACCTGACGTTGCCAGATTACAGGCGTACATATTTACAGGGATATCTCCCCTCTCATGCGTACGGATTTTGGTTCGCATCTGCGAAGCCATCATCGAGAAGTGGAACGTGGTCAACACTCGAAAAAATAGGTGATTCTGACTTTGCGTCTTCTCACACAGAATATTTACCACGCGCTCCATATCGGGATGAAAGCTCATTTCATCAAATGGACGAAGTGCCATGGGTTCCTCTCAGTGGGTTATACAATCAAATCGCCGGAGGCGATCAGAGCTAAGCGCTGTTGACAGACTGGGGCTGCTGAACAGAACTTGCAGGCAGTTACTTGACCAAGACGGTGCATTACTACACCTACGTTGCCGTCCTTAGATAACTGGATTGCAGCATCTGCTGCGTTATCGAAGTTCTTGGTACTCCGTGCACCCGGCTCATAAGCCTTGGCAGGGTTTTTAAAGTAACGCCACTGAGGTTCCTTACGCCATAAGTCATAATCTGAGCATGGCGGCATAAGGTCTTCACTCACATCCCGCAGCCGTATCAGGTCTGAAACGCGCTGCTGAACATACGCCTCTGTAGCCTCCAATGAATGGAGTTTCAGACGTTTGGTAAGCATTTGTGCAGGCGGATAGTTTGGACCAAACCGCGCAGCACCACTACGTTCCCAGTTCTTGATATGGAAAGTGAGGTTCATCCAGTCTTTGGTAATGATGTCAGGACCAAGCCAGCGATAGATGCTGCCTTGCATGATGTATTCCGCATCCTTACCAGACATGTATTTCCACACGGAGGTGTTCTTGAGGTCTTCGACCTCTCCGTTCACCACTGCGTCGAACTTGCCGGTCACCTTAATGCCCTGCACGTTCTTAGACAGTCGTTGCTCCATGTACACAGGGATAATGTCGCCTTTGGCAACCTCATCCTTGGTTGGGTTTACACGTATCTTGCTGATCACGCCCGGTGGGTAGCCAAGAGACTTGAGTGTCTCAGGTAGCCTGTCATCCTTCCACGCAGCTTCGAAGCCATCGTGAATAGACGAACCAGTCCGGTTGCCCACCATCTCACTAACGTCTACCACACGCTCGCTCTCAGGCACCCGATGGGGCAGGAGAACTTGCTTGATTGGTTTCAGTAGTGATGTAGCAGATAGACCAGCATTGCTGTGGTCATAATGATCAGTAGCCAGATACACCTGTGCAAACAGGCTTAAGCCCGTATTGTTGGTATAGCGCTGGCTCATTGGCTTTCACCGTTAACACGTTCAGCAATAGCTGCCAGTGCTACCTGATGTTCAGGCCAGTCAGGTTCAAGCACCAGACATTCCACTGTAGGTATGCTTTCAGCGCCCAACAGTTTCTGTAGCTGGTAAATCTGTCGTTGAGACAAATGGCTACGCTTGATAACCAGATAACGATCTTCCAGTTTGAATTCACTCATTCTGGATTGTCCTCCAGCCATTGTGTCAGGGTATCGCGAGCTTCCTTGATATCCTTGAACATCGATTTACCACCAGTACGTACACCCGGTACAAGCAATTTTTTGCGTGCATGGATGATACGACCAGATGGATCGTCTACAGGAAACAGCTGCCCGATACGGTAAGTATCTACAGCATTCCACCCAGGTGGAATGAACTTCCAGTAAGCTGGCCATTGGGCTGCTCGCAGCAGGTCTGAAGGCAGACCAATCTTCTGGTTGTTAAGCAAGCCAGCATCAGCCAATGCCCCAGCTGCCATGATAGGTGGTTCATCCACCTCTTCCATGTGTATCAGGTATGGCTTTTGTTTGTTGGTAAGCACACCAGCCTGAATGTCAGCGATGATTTCTTCATCGGACTTAGACAGGATTGGGCTTGGATCTTTAGCAGCGTTACTACTTAGGATATGTGACTGTGGGCCACGCACCTCTTGGCTTTTGATCCGTTCAATGGCTTCAGCTTGCTGAATTTCCAGCAATGAGGTTTTCCACCCATTTTCATGGCTGAATATTTCCAGATTACTGGTATCTTCATCTGCGCCGTACCACTGGGTTTCCCAGTTAACGATTGCGCAACCGACGTTCATATACTGTGGAATTTTTTCACGTACAGAATTGAACGTTCCGCTATGACGGTGTTTATGTACAAATAAAACACCATCTAGTACATATCCTATACGCCAATAGGTATCAGGTTGCTTAATAATGACCATATTGGCCATCTCAGCAATCGGTAAATTGTCAATCTTCTGTTGTGTCATCCCCTACCTCTAGTGGATTGTTTTCGAAATGGCGAGTCAGCTGAGTGATCGCCAGTCTTGCGGCAGCCAAGTAACGGCGGCCTTGACGCTCCTGTAAGCCCATAACGTCAACGATCAGCTCAGAGCTGATACGTTCTGCGGACTGCAATAGAACGTACAACCTCACAGGGTTTAAGCCCTGCTCAGTACCATAGTCGAGGCGAGCGATCCCACTGAGGATATCGTCCACGGCTTTGTCTTCACCGAATGGCTTCCACATCAGCCGTTTACGGTGGGGGTTGTTCACGATACGGGCACGCTTGGTTGGCGCGTACACGTCTGCTTGGTGGAACGCTATGGTGTCCACCTTGGCAGCTCCAAGGGAGGCGCACAGGTTCGGGTACTCACGGATGTGCATAAAGCCTCCATTGGTTAAAAAATGATCAAAACGAAACGGTCCCTATATATAAGGGGGACTCCCTCTCCCCTTTCGAGGATCGAAATTCCCGGAGGGAATCCCCTACTCCCTCTACTCATCTCCTATGGTGAGGTCGACACCGGGGCGCCAAGGCGTCCGCGCCAGCGGCAGCGCCGCAGGATGCCCAAGGTGGAGACCGAACATCAGACAATAAAAAACCCCCAAACCAAAGGTAAGGGGGTTAGTCAGGTAACGGTATCAAAGGTAGGGTTGAGTTGTGGGGTTTGTCCGTAACCTGTTAATGAGATTAGATAAATTGATTCTCTATGTCAACGCTCTCTTTGCAGCTTTAGTACCTGACGGGGAGCCTCGCTGCGCTACGTTCCCCTTGGTACTACGCTGCAAAGCTCGCTTGATATAGACTACGGGGTAATTAAATAGGGGTATTTCTATGTTTGGCGAAACTTGCAGCCTGTCTGCTACTGGGACACCGACTTGCGGTACAGGCGGGTGGGTTGGACCAGTTCCTGGAGATCCAAGTACCAGTGATGTTTATATCACTGCTACTCCTGCATTCGGTGGTATTGATGTAAACATCACTTGGCCACAAATTAACCCACAAGCTGTGGCTTATGTGTCCTTGTATCGTAGTCTGTTGCCTGATCCTGAGTCTGCTGCTATCCACGATCAGTTTACTGGCACTTTCTACTATGACCGCGTAGATGACGTAACTAAACCCACGTATTACTACTGGGTTCGGATTATGTCGGTTAACGGCACGTTCAGTGAAATGATTGGACCGGCTTGGTCACAGCCAAAGCCTCTCATTGATGAAATGATTGAGCAACTCACCGGTAAGATTGACTTGGGTGTGTTATCCCAGTCTCTCAAGCTTGAGATTGATCAGATCACCATGAACAAGCTGGGTATTACCCAAGAGATGCTTGATCGTGCACAGAATGACGATGGCTTAGGTGTTCGAATTAACGAGGTCACAGCACACTCTGGTGAGACGCGTGCGCTGCTTCAAGAAGAAGTTGTAGCTCGGGCAAGCCAAGGTGAGGCATTCGTCTCCACAGTCAACACGCTCTACTCAGAGCTGAATGGCAACATTGCTGCCATCCAAGTGACAACCACTGCTCTGACTACCAAGGTCAATGCCTTGGCTGAGCAGATCACCAACGTTGAAACTCAATGGGGCGAAGATCTTGCACAAGTACAGCTCACCTTGCAGACGCAGGTTGATACTGTAAATGGCAAGGTCACTGACATTGGTGCGCGTTTCACTGCACAGGTTAACGTCAATGGATTGATTGGTGGTTTCGGTGTCTATAACGACGGTACCACTGTAGAAGCTGGTTTTGACGTAGACCGATTCTGGATTGGTCGAACTGATGGTGATAAGCGCAAACCATTCATTATTGATGAAGGCATTGTGTATATCGACGAAGCCGCCATTAAGAACCTCACGTTTAGCAAGCTTCGTGATGAAACTGGTGCTTTCCTCGTACAAAATGGGAAAATTCAAGCTCAGTACCTTGAAGTTGACACTATTGAGTTCAACAACGCTAAATCTGACAACTACATTGCAGGTCAGCAAGGTTGGGCACTTAATGCTAACGGTACTATGGAGTTCAACGGCAATGGTGGCGCCGATGGACGTGTACTACTTAATGAGAACGGATTCCGTATCTACTCGGGCAACGTTCTCGTTGTTACTTTAGGACGGTTGCTGTAATGGCAGATACTTTCGGACTTGTGATTGATGATGTGGATGGTTCGCCAATCTTGCGTGTTACTGACCGCATCACTCGTGTGATCGGCACTAGCAATACTGGCACACAACCCGGCAACATCCAGATTCCTGTGTCTGGAACAGTTTGGTATTTTGCTTACCCCAATAACCCTTATGTTCTTGATGGTGAACAGCCTGTATTCACAGTAAATGGCCGTAATCTCTCATGGACATGGGAATACTTGCCCGGTAACCGGGCTGCAATTCCCTTTGTTTATGGGGTTTACTGATGGCTGAGTATGGATTAGAGATTAAGAACGTAGCGAACGTCGTTCAAATTGATGGTAATTTCAATAATCTAGCATTTCGTTCGAAAGGTACTGCCGTTCTTGGCGAAGCGTCTGGTTCTACTGGTATGCGTTATGCCCGTATTACTACTGGTGCTTCGCCTACCTCTATGGTTGCCGTTAAAACTAATGGGTATACCTACCTTGCCAACGTCATAGACAACGGTAACGGTACTCGTACCTATGTCTGGATTGTTGACCCAGGGACTACTGTCACCTACTACATCTTTGATGAAATTGAGTACTGCCCGCCCCGTACTGATAAGTACGGATTAATTGTGAAAAACAAGGTGACAGGTAAAGTCGCATTTGATTCGCGATATAAGTACATGCGTGTCGTACAAATGTTGACTATTAATGACTTTCCGGCTGCTTGGCCTGGGCAGTCTACCTACCCTATGTCTACTCCTAACCCTGGTTTTGTTCAGGGTGTTACAGGTTACTACCTTCAGGCTGTGCCAGAAGGCGACCCTACTGATCCAGGTAACATGGCTTGGGGTAGCATTTATGGTCGTGTTTGTGTCAAGAGTTCAGGTGCTACTGCTTACCTACAAACTACGCTTATGGATCAAGCTCATTACCCTCCGGGTTTCCCTATGCCACCACAAGCGACGTATCGGTATACAACTCATATGGTTTTAGACTTGACAGGCATGTAAACTGCCACTTTCACTGGAGATTAAACATGACAACCCGCGTAGAGTTTGAATTCTACGACCCGGATGGCGCCGCTTACACGAACAAACCGTTCGTTATCAAGCTTGCTAATGCCGGGTTCATTGAAGAACAGGATGGTGTTGTATTACCTGACACTATCTATGCTGTAACCGATGAATTTGGCAAAGCCATCGTAGAAATCATGCCTACGTCCACGCCGTACTTTGTACACGTGCCGTCTGATGAAATTTCCTATAACGATTGCTGCGTACCAGATTTGGCGCGTTTCAAGTTCTATGTGCCTGTTACCAATGAATTGGTTAAGGCGCAAGATTTGTTTATTCAGGTGCCACCAAGCACTACTGCTTACGATGAAGAAGCCATTCGACTTATCACCGAAGCCAAAGTAGCTGCTGTAAATGCTGCTACCCAAGCTAAAGAATCTGCTGATCGAGCTGAGCTGGCTGCTACCACCATTGAAGGTGATGCAGACGATGCTCGTGAAGCAGCTATCTCTGCTAAGGCTGATGCCAAGATTGCATCCGACGCCGCTGCATTGGCTCAAGGTGCTATTGATGAGTCTGCTGCCTCTGCGTTGGCTGCTCAAGAAGCTGCTGCACAAGCACTGGCTAACAAGGAAGCAACTGATCTAGCAGTGGTTACCACTTCTCAGAATGCTGAGTCTGCTACTGCGTCCGAAGAATCGGCCACCACTGCATCTCACACTGCATCGGAGAAAGCTGCCATTGCAGTAACTGCTGCTAACGCAACAGCAGCTGATGCTGCTTCTGCTCTTGATAGCAAAAATGCTGCAAAGACTTCTCAGGATGCTGCTAAAGCCAGTGAAGATATCACTGTGGCAGCGGCTCAAACTGCTGTAGCTGCTAAAGATCAGGTAGTTGAAGACGCTGCAAACGCTCATAACGATGCTATTGCTGCTGGTTTGTCCAAGGATGCAGCTGCGTCTTCTGAATTGGCTGCTACCACTGCTGCAAACCAAACTGCTTTGGATCGTACAGCTGTTAGTCAAGCTGCTGCACAAGTAGCGACTGATGCTGGGCAGGTAGCCCTGGATCGTGCTGCCAGTGAACAAGCTGCTACTGAGGCTAAGGCTGCTCGGGATGAAGCTGTAGACGCTGCCAGCGCTATCACAGGCGCTCTCATTGAATACGGCTCTATTGATCTGTCTTCTAACACTTACCCACCTAAACCCAACAATGCTGGTTTCTGGAAGGTAACTGTTGGTGGTGTAGTAGATGGTATCGACTACGGTGTAGGCGACACTCTGGTCTATTCCAAGACTGAAGATCAGTTCTACAAGATTGACAATACTGAATCTGTTTCGTCCGTAAACGGGGAAACAGGTGTGGTGGTGCTTACCAAGGCATCCATTGGACTGCCTTTGGTGGACAACACACCAGATAACGCTAAGCCAGTATCTGGCCCTCAAGCTACTGCCATTGCTAGCAAGGAACCTGTCATTGCAGCTGGTACTGAACTCCAGTACCTGAACGGTCTTAAGCAGTGGGTATCTATCTACGCTTCGGTACGTGCAGCTTCGCTTACTGGCTTCGTTACTGATACAGCTACTGCTGTTACTGCACTGGATACTGTGTTGGTTGCCTTGGGCAAACTCCAAGCACAGATCACTTCCTCGGCTGCTGATATCAATAACCGGGCAATGAAAGGTGCTAATAGCGATATCACTTCCTTGAGTGGGCTCACTACCCCTCTGTCTATTGCACAGGGTGGTAATGGTGCTTTGGTTGGTGAGTCTAAAGCCTCTGCCAATGATCCACTGAATAACGGTAAGTACACCACTTCAGGTACTTGGACTGGTTCTGTGTTCCCAGGTGCTGATTCTCGTAACCAAGGTTACTTGCAACACGATAACTGGACTGCCACTGACTATGCATTCCAAAGCTGGATCAGTATTGATCCTGAAGTCACTCGCCGTCAGCGGTTCAAGACTGCTGGTGTATGGGGTGAATGGGTAGAAATTAAATCTGGTGGTGGTGCAGGTATGGCTGTGGGTACTACTTACCCATGGACGGTATCCCGTGCAACCATCCCCGCTGGCTCTGTACCTCGTGATGGTCAATTGCTTGACCGTGCTACTTGGCCAGACCTATGGGCACTGTACTCGACAGTAGCTATCGATGATTCGGTATGGCTTGCAGCGCCGTATGACAAGCGAGGCTTGCCATCTAAAGGTAACGGTACTACTACGTTCCGTATGCCAGACACCAACGGTAAAGCTGCTGATGGTTTCACTATCTCGGCAATGACCTTGCGTGGTGATGGGCGTAACTCGGCTGGGTCTGCTGGTTTGCACCAGACTGACCAATTCCAGGGTTTCCGTTTGGAACATTCCCTGAAACCTAACTATATGCTTCAAGGGTTGAATTCCGGTTATCCGGGTGCCTCTAACAGTGCTTCGCTGTTTGGTGCGTATTTTCAGCAAGTAGGCATCAACTACTTCAGTCTGCCGAAATTCTCGGCGGATGGAGCTAACGGTACACCACGATTTGGTGCTGAAACCCGTGGTTCAAATGAAACTGTAATTTGGTGTACCCACGGTGCAGCTAAAGAAGTAAACACTGGTAGCGTTGACGTAACAGCTCTTGCTACTACTGTGGTTCAGCACACTGCTGACATTGCTAAGCTTCAGCAACGTAAAGTGACTCAGCTATTAGGTGCTGGTCATGGTGTACTGAACTTCTTGGTTAATGGATCTGTGTACTCGATTATGGGCTTACCAACCACTTACGCGACTACTGGTGCAGCTCGTGGTTTCCAAGCTGGTAATACTAATGCTAGTTCTTGGCGCTTTGGTTTGCCGGGTTGCTCTAAAGTGCCTATTCCTGATGGTTCCCCAGTAGTAAAAATTGGTGGTAACGGAATCTGTAACTTTGCGTTGTGCGCCAATGGCAACCTGTATTCTTGGGGTAACCAATCTGGCGGGCAGTTTGGTATCGGTAACACCACTGCTCAAGGTGTTCCTGTACTGAGTAATACTGCTGTTTTAGACGCGTATTCTCACATTACCAACTCTTCTCTTAGCACTGGTGAAACTCGTTTCTTCATTAAAAAAGCAGATGGTATCTATTCGGCTGGTAACAACCAGTATGGTGCAGCTGGGGTAGGTAGTACCGCACAAGTCCTTAACTGGACGCTGTGTTTCCCTGTTGCCACTGGCACAGTTAAAAACCTGTGGAACTTGGGTGCACTGTATGGCTGCACATTCTTGCAAACTACAGACAACCGTCTGTTCGCTTGTGGCTACAACCTTCAAGGCCAGCTTGGTACTGGTGACGCTGCCAACAAGTTAAACTTTGTTGATGTAACTACAAACTGGGGTGGCTCCGCTGCTGTAGCAGAAATCACTGAAATTACAGGTGGGTATGGCTTCCAAAGCACTTCTGTTAATAGCCGAGGTTGCACTGTTGTATTTGCAGCGAACAAATGGGTTCGTACTTCAGGTTCTAATGAATATGGACAGGTTGGTAAAGGTTCTGCCGGTGATGTGACTACACCATTCAATGTTCCTTTGGTTTCTTTACCAAAAGACTGTGTGGTAGCAGGTGATGGCCCTTGCAACGTCTTTGTAGTTGGTCAAGACGACAAGCTATATGTATGGGGGCATAACGGCCAGGGGCAAGATGGTACAGGCACAGCAGGCAATAAATTTGCTCCTACGGCTGTACCAGCATTTAGCGCTGGGGGCGTTGACCGTATGCTTAACCGAGGTTTTTCACGAAATACTTATGCTTACGGACACTCTAGCTTTGTTAAGATGAAACCAGTCAATGGAAGCATTGCAGTGTGGTCTATTGGGCGGTCTGGTTTAGGTCAGACTTGCACTGGTAATCTTACAGATGCCACTGTCCCAGTTCGTACTATGCTTCCTGGACTCGATCTTGATGGGTCTCCATTTGATCCAGAATTGCTTGGCCAATTGAACACAGAGGCTTCGGAAGCAGGCGGAGCTACTTTTGTTTGTGTGAGTGCCAAAGGTACAGTTGTAGCTTGGGGTAACAACTCACAGAAAGGTTTGTTTGAAACCCCTTCGGCGGGTGTATACGAAAACACTGCTCAACTTTTCGCTATGCCCTGGAACCAATAAATAAATGGCCCCGAAAGGGGCCTATTCAAGGAACATTATGGAACTCAGCACAGTAAATAAAACTATTTTGGACAGTATGTTTACTTACTTTCCAACGGGTTACGACACTTCAGCCGCACGACTGCTACTGCTTACCATTGGTTTGCAGGAGTCTCGGTTTCAGTATCGTGCCCAGTTAGGTGGTGGTCCTGCTCGTGGCTTCTGGCAGTTTGAAGAAGGCAACGAGAAATCTAAAGGTGGGGTTTGGGGTGTACTCAACCACTACCGTGTAGGCCCATTGGCTAAGCAATTCTGCCGTCAGCTGGGTATTGCAGCTGATCCTAAGACTGTATGGCGAGCCATGGAAACCAATGATGTATTGGCTGCTGGCTTCGCTCGTTTGCTACTTCTGGCTGACGCTAAGGCACTACCCAAGGTAGGTGCTGTCGAAGATGCATGGGAATGCTACGCGAAACGTACGTGGCGTCCTGGTAAACCACATCGTGCTACTTGGGATGGTTTCTACGCCCAAGCTCGCAAGGAATTGGGTGTGTAATGCTAACGGCCAAGTGGAAATTGATTCTGCTTGCCTCTGCCTTTGCTCTCACAGCTATTGTGAGTTATAACAAAGGTGGGGCTGCGTCAGACAAAGTACACGCTAAGGCCATGGCAGAGCATGTCCTTGAGGATGAACGAAATGCACGTACAGCCGAAACAACACAGCGGGAACGCGAACAAAGCTTCAATTTGGTGCGAGAAGAACAAGAAAAACTTCAAAGCGCTCGAATGGCTGCTGTTCTTGCTGAGCGTGACAATCTTGCTAGGGACGCTGACAGCTTGCGGAGTACGCTCGCCGGAACCGAGTCCCGCCTTCGTAAAGCCAGCCAGCTTGCCCGCGATGCCGGAATCCATGAGGGTACAATCCAAACCGCATTGGTGCTTACCAAGCTGTTCGGAGAGGCAACAGAAGAACTTCAAAGGGTGGCAGGAACAGCTGACGAGTGGTACGTAAAGGCAACGCAATGCACTGCCTTCTACGATGATATCAGGAGCCGTTAGGCTCCTTTTTCATACTTTCTTCCAAAGCCATAAGGGCTTTGCCATATTCTTGCTGCAAATGCATCATCATCCCACTGCCACTGTTAAACAGGTGAGCAACCTTATTGGCTTCGGTTACAGCAGTAGCCCAAGCCAATGCTTCATCACGTTGCTGGATAGCGTCACCTTCGCAGCAAGCTGTGACAGCTCCTGTATTACACAGATCCATAATAATGGATTTTGAATACTCTTCATCTTCGTCGTATACGACCGTCTGCAAATTCATTTGAGTGTCTCCAATAAAAAGCCCCGCGAATGCGAGGCTTAGGGTTGTTCGATGGTTTTAACTACCTCCTGAGAGAGGTAGGTTGTAGCGCTTCTTGAATACAAATTCTGCTAGTGAGAAGAACTTACCACCGTAGTGAGCAGACAAGCTGATCATAATCGGTTGGGTACACCACACTGGCAATTGGTCTTTGACCAAGGGATAGAGATCCCACATCAAGTATCCGGCTAAAACGGCACCACCCATCTGCGTTAGAAACCAAAGCCAACTGAATTTCTGTTGGCCATCAGTCAGTCTGTGCGCAATTGCTAACAAGCCACTGATTAAGGTGACAATGATCGCAGCGATAACGCTCCAGACATTCGGATCACTAGTCCCCGGCATGTTGAAACTCCGTTAATGATATACATGGAAGCCGAGTGCCATGATACATACCAATACGGAGTCTATACAGTTTACTGTTCGTCTCTTTTCAGGTAACGGTAATAAGCATGACGAAGTGTCTTATCGTTTACCTTAAACAGTTCGCCCATCTGTGCCCAGGTGTAACCTTTTGATTTAAGGTCTGCAACCTGGCCCAGTTGTGCTTCTGTAACTGCCGAAGGGGCATGTGCTGGTTTAATTACTGCACCTAACTGACGTAGGTACGTAACTGTTGTAGTCGGGTGCATACCATAAATTCTCGACAATTTAGTGGTTGATTCCCCGGCTTCATATCGTTTCTTAAGTTCAGCCAACTGTTCGTCGGTAAACTTGATCTGACGAAAACCTTTAGTCCTGGCCATATCCTGACTCCGCTGATACGTCACAGATTTCTTCGCTCGTAACAGTTACGAGGATTTCTGGCCGCGCTTCTTCGTCGCGACCGGCTTGGAGGTTGAGGTATCCACCGATTTGGGCGATGACGTTTTCGCCTTGGGTTTTGAGGAGCAGCCGGACATCTGCTGCGATTTGCTGCTGGACTTCTTCTGTGAGGGTGTCGTCTGCCGCGATGTAGTGGCTGATGGTGACGGTTTGTCGAATGTATTGCATGCGTACAGACTCCTGTGCATTTTGTTACGTTTAACCGGCGACATAGCGGCAGTTTCCTTACGGAACTCTACCCACTCTGCCAGCGAGACTTGTTTCCAGCCCGCATTAATTGGGACTGGTTGGGTTTGTAAGTCATCCACGCGAACCATACGACTGGCTTCGTGGATGAAGAACCATTTACCGTTGACAGGTGCATGGCCGTAGATACCCGGTGTATGCGGTGTTCGTTCATAGGCCATGGTTGGCTCCTATCGAAGCCCCCGCTTATCCTTGTAGGCAGCGAGAACTTTGGCGTGGTCATCACGAGTCATCTGGTCTTCCATCTCCGGCCAGTGACGGTTGTCACAGTCAAGGATGTTGTACTCAAATTCTTCGTGTTCAGGCGGCTCAGCATCACCAAAGCCAGTGCCGGTAATCCGCATTGGGCAGGGTGCTGAGTAGTGTGTTACCTGCACAAGGCAGGGTGTTCCGTTGACATTGTGAGCAAAGATCAAACAACACTCCTATGAGGGAATGATTGCGATCCCAGCCTCATCGAGGATTTGGAACCCCGACATGTCATCGTGATGCCGATGGTAATGCACAGCTTCAATGCCTGTTTCAGCAATGAGTGCGCAGCACGTTGGGCAAGGCGACACAGTTACGAACAGGTGAGCCCCTTCCATATCAACTCCAGATAGCTTGGCTTTACGCAAAGCATTGTCCTCGGCATGAATGACAGTGGGATCTGTTTTCATACGCTGTACACCGTGTTCGACGACAGGCGTGTTTTCGCAACAGTTGGTGTGGTGGCCAGCAGGCTGACCGTTGTAACCGGGCAAGATCAAACCAGTCTGAGTGACAATCACACAGCCGACTTGTTCACGCCGAGCAGCAGTTTGAGCTTCCGCTGCATAAGCCATGTTCATGTACATCGGCCAGTACTTTTCTTTCAGTGGTTTGAGCATGGTTTACCCCAAGGTTTCAGGTGTCACGCTGATAATCTCAGCATGGCGTTCATAAGGTGGGTTAGGACCACCGGAATGACCGATCATATAAAGCAACTCATCATTTTCGAGGATCTCAGAGACCATCTCAGCGGCAAGTTCATGATCGTCCATTCCGGGAGTGCTAATAGCCACCAACACGTAATGTGTTGTCATGCAGCACACTTCTCTGCGTGGGCGTTACAAACAGCTTTCAGTTCTGCTTCGCTCGCTCCATTGGGAAGCGTGCAAGCTTGTGCCCATGATGGGTAGAACAGGTCTAAGTCAGCACCTAGTTTTACTTCGTCGTGTGCAATTTCCGGCAATTCCTGCCAGCTCATCGCATCGACAATACCGTCATTGGCGAACTTCAAGCATGAAAGGTTCTGCTCAAGGATGTAGTAACCCGCATCATGAATCCATGCGACCGGGTGAATGGAGTAACGCCACTCACTTGCGTAGACACGTTCCATGAAGTCGATACCAGCACGGTTGTTCAACAGACCATATGACTGGCCCATTGCGTTACCGGCTGTACGCCCCTCAGCGGCTGCTTCGTAGGGAGTACTCTTGGTATTCAAGATCGACTTGGCTAACAACGGGGTACGAACACGTAGACCGAATGCAACTTCTACGTAGCCGTCTCGCGTTGCTCGCTCAATGCGTTCTGCAATGAATTCATCCGACACTTTGTAAAGGTCGTGATAGCGTTTCTCTACCTCTATGGATTTGGCTTTATCCCAGCCCAGCTGCCTCATCATCCCGTGGTGTGTACCACCATAGGTCAACAAGAATGTTGGGGTCTTGGAGTCTTGCCTGAAGTGCCCATACTTATGACCTTTCTCACTGAGTGCGTTAACGCTAGCTACAGAGTTAGGGTCAATGTCAGGCATTTCATCTGGCCAGTACGACACTGCTCGCAGTGCGTGACCGTCGAAGCCATCGGTATATACCTTTAGCTTGTTTGGGTCTTTGGTCAGTAGTGCACTGATCCGGTCTTCCAATGATGCAAAGTCGGCACCCACGAATAACCATCCGGGTGGTGCCATAAACATCTCCTTAATCAGCTTGCCGTAGGCAGAGCCTGCTGGGATGTTCTGCATGTTTGGATCTGAACTGGATAGGCGTCCACTGACTGTACCGCCAAGGTTGAAGCAACCATGTAGGTAGCGCATACCATCTGCTTTCAGCTGCCCATTTTCAAAGGCAGGAATGAATGCAGAGATGATTTTAGAGACCGCAGAGAAGTCACGTAGAGCCTGCATCAAGTCCTTATAGGGCTTGGCTCGTTCGTGTTCCATGAGCTTCTTGATTACCTTCGTTCCCGTTGCCGGTTGCTTGGTACCCGTCACCTCAAGGACTGGTAGACCCATCAAACCATATAGCAGCTCCTGCAATTGCAGTGGACTGCCTGGGTTGAACAGCGTGCCTGCAAAGTGCGACAGCGGATGCTGCTTCACCTTGAGCTTACTATTCACCTTGGTTTGCTCTTTCAGCTGCAACACTTGGTTGAGCTTCTGAACCATCGGATGGTCATCGATAATCTTCTTGTAGTCCCTTTGCAGAGCCTCAAGTTTTACCTTGGTTTCCACAATCTTCTTCGGACACATCGGCATGCCAACCAGCTCGGTGTGTATGAGCAGTTTGAGCGATGCCCTGAACAACCCGTTGTACAGGTCGATCTGTTTATCCGCGATCATGATGGGGTACATCTTTTCTGCCACGTAGAACGTAGACAGCCCGTCAACCCCGTTGTACCTGAGCAATTCGTGGACCGGAATTTTCCGTATATCCACAATGTCATCTACTGCCCAGTTACCTGCGAACTCCTGTGCCAGAAATTTCAGGCCCAGTGTGTTCCCTGCACATGAGTTGGTGGCCAAATAGGCCATTACCTTTGTGCAGTGCAGGTTGCGGCACATGACGTGAAGCCCATCAACCAAACCCACTCGATCCAATGGATCTTTCATGAACAGGTTGTAAATCAAGTGCTTAACGTCAAATGTCGCAGAGTGGTAGATCATTGCACCGTGATAGCTCTCAAAGAACTCACGTAAGAGCTTACGGCGGACAGGGTTGTCTACACGGCGACTGTAGTTTTTGTCGTCGTCCCTAGCAGCCAACTCTTGCAGGTCTACCTTAAACGCAACAAAGTTGTGCTTATCCCATGCGAACTGAATGGTGCCGATTCCGGCACCTTCCAGCTTCAGGTCAAACGCTTCAATGTCACAGGTGAGTTTCGGAAACTGCTTCAAGAACTCAAGAGCCTTGGCAATTTCCTCTGCTGTGTCGGGATACCACTCGCTATGAATGATCCCGTCTCCCGGAGGTACATAAGTACCTGTGTCGTCGGAGATTATGGCTTTGATACCAGCAGTCAGTAGTGGAGCCTTTGCGGGGTCAAACACTAATTGCTGGTAATTGATGCCATAGACAATTTTGATATCTTCGTAGCCTTGGTGGCAGCAATTCATGATGTACCCCAAATGGGGTTCAGCTTTCTTTTCGCCCGTCAGTGCTTTGAAGTACGTGGAGTCCGCCACGTATAAGTACTTGGTTTCCAGGTTCTTCAACACAGGTAACAGCTTGGGCACGTATGCCTTTACTGTCTTTGCAGAGACCTTTTTAGGGTCGTCATACTGCAACGTGAACGCAATTACGTCGTCGAGGGCAATGCCCCCTTCAACGAATTTATCAACGTATGTACTGCGTATCCGAGACTGGTCAAAGGCGTGTTCCTTTAACAGGATCGCAACCTTGTACTTGTTGTCTGGTTTTTTCTGGAATATGTGATGGAACACTATCCCTCCAGCATGTTGCGCATCATCCGCGTTTTGATAGCCTCTGTTGCGTTCTGAGGGGCTTTAACGATTTCCGCTACCTGATCCGTGGATAGGCAAGGTATCTCGTCAAAGGTGTCCTTCAGGAGGCCCATGATCGGGTCTTGTAAAGACACCGGTATAAGGCTCAGCATCTCTCTGGCGTCTTTGCTGTGATTGAGGATACAACGCAGGAAGCCAGATACAAGCGGGCCTTCTACGTTACGGATGTAGTTACGTTCATCTACGTACTTGTCCATTACAGGGTGCAATTCCTCGTGTAACCGAGGCACACCCTGACTGTTAAATACCATATCAGATGACCATTTCTCACCCCTGTACCAGAACACGCGCTTGTCAGAGTTACTGAACGCATCGTTACGCCTTACTATATTTTCGAGGTCTTTTCCCATACGCAGGTAAACCGGCATATAGATATATTCCTCTAGTTTTTTCAGGATAACGAACCTTATGTTCGTGGTAGTTAGGGTTTTCATCCTACGTCCCCAGTCATGATGCAGCGAGAACGGCACCGGCCATTGCCTACATAGAGCAGGCGAGCCAGTTGGTTTGCCGTACGGGCACCAGCATTGATATCGTCAAGGTCAATGAACGCAGTGTCATAGGTAGAACCCTGAGACTTGTTTACGGTGCAGCTGAATGCTGGCCGTAGATCAACCCATTCTTCGTCAATGTATTTCATGGCGTCGTAGTCGTCCTCACGAACAGCAACCTTGTGGGCTTCGTTCTTGTAATGACGTTCCTTCGGCATGAAATAGATGCCTTCTTTGTTCGCTAGTCGAACCATCCAGCCATCGAAACCATAGCTACGCGTTTCTTCGAGTTCCTCAATCAAGACTTCCTCGTTGTTGTACACGCGGCTACTGCCATTGCTGGCGGCGGTATTGCTTGCAACACGCTGACCTACTTGGAGTTCGGAAGTACCGATCACCTGTTCAGACAGCTTATTGTTGAAGTGAACTACTCGGTCGTTGTGATAACCAAGGATCTTGGTCACACCCCATTCCTTTTCATTCATAAACGCCCTGTGTGCCAGCATGTCAAAGTCTGCACGGCTCACATGTTCGATGATGCCATCGGCTAGCTGGAACTTGTGCCAAGTATTAGTCAGCACTGTGTCCCGCAGATTGCTTACCATTGTGGAGATAGGGCCTTCATCGAAGCGAACCAGATCGGTCAGCTCGATTTCGTTCCTATTCATCTCAAAGGCAGGCATAAACGTACTACCTACCGGTGTCAGCTGAGCTGGGTCACCGATGAAAACGATTTTGCAGTTTTCGGTTTGATGGAAGATCAGACTGAGCAAGGCTTGGTCGATATAGCTGGCTTCGTCAACAAAAATTAACGCATTGCGTACCTTCTCGCCGTACGGAATCAGCTTCTTCTTCTTTGTCCTGTAGTCTTCAGTAATCAGCTTTAACTGCAATGCAGTGTGCACTGTACTGGTTTTAACCCCACCTCCCATGGCTTGCGCCAGCGACGTAGCCGCTTGGTTGGTGGTAGCTGTGTACATGATAGTCATGCCAGCCCAATTGGGGTCCACCAGCTTCCTCATTTCATCCAGCTTGTGTGTCTTCTCTGCGAACATACGCACAAGCGTGGATTTACCAGTCCCTGCATAACCTTTCAGCAGCATCACGTTTTCCAACGGGGACAAGTAGAAGGACGCGAATTTCTCCCACCCTTTCAACTGCCCCGGTGTATAAACGATATCTGTCATTTACACCTCAAAACGAATGATCGTCCCGAAGTCGCACTTGAAACGTTCACGACTACGGCCGTGGATCATCCACAGCACAGGACAACCGGGGTTGGTTTCAGGATGGCGATATTCACCATCCGTAAAGACGACCAATGCTTTGGGCTTATGTTTCTTTGCCCACTGCATGAGTGGTTCGATGTTCGTACCACCCCGACCAACCAGCTTGAGTGCCATCAGGTCTTTAACAGACTTGACGGTATCCACAGATTTAATCTGCGTATCAAACTGGACGATCTTGACCGAATCCGGCCTCAGCTGGCGGGTTACACCCACCATTTCTGAGTTGTAACGCTTAATGTCCTCCATCGTGACCGAACACGACATGTCGTATGCGAACACGAGGTCATCAAGCTTGTTTTCACTGGACAAGCCAGGGATCATCATCGGTGCGAACCGACGGTTGATCTTCTTCCAGCTGTAATCGCTTTTATCGAGCTTGCGGAAGAACCGACGTAGGTAGTAAGCCATTGGCAACTTAGGCTTCAACAGGCTATCAAGATAGACCTGAATGTCCTTTGGTATGCTGCCTGGATTGCTACCCATCTCGACCATTTGAGCAGCCTGCATCAGCTTGCTGTCAATCTCGGCAGAGACTTCGATTTCATCCTTGGCTTCACCATCCTCACCCTTTTCAGGTGGGAGAATGTCACCAGACATTGGGTAAGGTTTATCGCCCTCGCTTTGCTGAGGCTGGCCTTGCCCATCACCAGAATCAGGGTCTGGCTGGCTTTGCGGAGGTTGTGGCGGCTGTTCTTCCAGCAAGATCTTGTAGACCTGCGGGACGGTCATGTCACGGAAACGTGAATCACATTTCCATTCTGGAATCGGGTCGAAACCAGCACCAGCCAAAGCCAGGTTTGTTACGTGATCACATGCTTCGTTGTACAAAGCCGGATCGCAATCACCTTGACGCAGCCCATGTTTCAGGGCTACGTGCATGGCCAAATGGGCCATAACAGTGACACGCTGCATCTTCGTCAAACCCAGCATGTAATCTGAGTTGTAGTAAGTATGCGTGTCGGACACAGCTGCATCTTTAACGTTGGGGTTTGTATCAACCTCTTGTTTGAGCAGCATTGTCAGAGCTGAGAAGAACGTCCACTTATCGTGACGCATCAGCTCGATACGAGCTTGTGTAAACGCTGCATCGATCTTCTCGGCTTTATCAGGGGAAACGATTTCCATCACAAGCCTCCTATGAGCTTACGCATCTTGTTCATCTTGCCATTGGCTTCATGGTTGTCCCAATCAGCATTCATGGCGTAGCAGTGGGCCAGCTGTAAGACCTCTTTACCCAAGTAAACCTTCTTCAACAGTTGTTCCAGCACTTCAAGCAGAGCAGGGTCTGCATAGAAGGCATGCCTTTCATCCAGTTCACCTTGTGCGGTGTACCGTATCGAATGTCCAGCATCAGGCATTTTCGATCTACTGTTGAAATAGACATAGTTGTGCGAAATGCTCTCGTTCAAAACAAACTCAAGCAGGTCTTTTATAGCAATTCGGTCTGCCCCACCGTTATGAGGCAAGAAAACTAGCAACGTCACATCACCTACGATTGCTTGCTTATGCGCTGCTGGGATCAGATCTTCTACGCTTTTGACAGCTGAGGTTGGTATTGCCAATATGTGCATATTCAACTCCTCGCTGTCGTCTACGTAGCTGTTCCAGTCCAGGCTCATCCCAAGAACTTGCTCATGTTATCCGTCATCCACTTCGTGAGAACTGGGTGGTTGGAGAACTGAGGATTACGTGCGTTGATGCTACGCAGCGTGGCTACTTGGAAGTCGGATGGAGTCATACGACTGGTGTAGTCGATGATTTGTTGCAGGTTGTCTTCGTTGGCCCAGTCCGCCAATGCACCTGTAAGGGCATACAGTGGTCCGAGGTCAGAAGGCAGCATGGCGTTAGCAGGGTTAGACAGAATGTCTTCCTTGCGTGGCAGGCCGTCACGGATCATGGCAAATGCCTTGAAGTCCAGTGCTACGGCTTCATCAAGCAAGCCAGCCAAGATTGGCAGACGATCCTTGATGTTGACGTTGTTGTCCTTCCACACCTTCAGGTAGCTGTGGGTAAATTCCCAGGTCCGTGGCGATGCAAACGGACGATCTGGGGTTTCTGGATCGAACGTGTAGAACTTGTCCTTGCGGAATTGCAAGTACGAGGTAATCAACGTATCCACGTTGGCATGGTTTGCCCACTCCATCCACGATTTCAGGTCTTCCTTCACCTGCAAGTTGCAGATACGGCTGACCATCGCAGTGGACATTTCTTCAGTGATGGCTTGGTCGCTGTCCAAGTTACCAGCTGCGCACATGTACACGGCAGCATGCAGCTTACGCTGGCCAACCATGCGGTCCAGTACGAGCTTGTACGAAGCTGCCTGTACTGCTCGCGGAGCCGAGTTGAACTCGTCCATGAACAGAACCCAACCGGCATATTGCTCGCCAGTGAGTGGGTTGATAGGCAGTTCTTGGCCTTCCAGTGGGAAGGTTTCGAGTGGGTAGTATTTTGCAATACCCTCTTCGATAACCAGACCTGGGAATCCGTTCACGTCAGTTGGGTCATAGCCCGCAAAACGTGCGTCGATCACCAGCAGGTTCATCTCCTTGGCTACCCAATGGATGATTGCTGACTTACCGATACCTGGGCTACCACGCAGCATAGGCACCACACTTGCAAGGAAGGATTCCTTAACCAATTGTGCTGCTTGACTGAGAGTAACGTGGAATTCCTTCTTAAACATGGGTAACGCTCCTATTTCAGTTTGCCTTGCTCTTTTAACAGGTGGAGCAAGGTATTGTGATAGATCATCAACATAGTGGTGATCTGGTTTGGGGTATCTGTTTTAATACTGGCTAAAGCTAGGTTTACTACACCAAGCAGACTGTCCATCGTGTCGTGGATAGGTAATGGCTCGGTAGGTATCTCTTTAGACTGCATGAGAATCCTTAGCAGGACATTCATGCCCCGCTGGTTAAATATTCATATTAAAAACACCATCTTAGGCAATTGATGCTTTTGAAATGAATATCAGATCCCCCAGCTCATAACTGAGGGATATGAATTTATTCTGGACGTTTATAGCCCTTGTCGATCATCACTTGATCAACATAGGCGTAACGTTCGTCGGTGCCATCTGGCTTGGCGTGGTCGAGGTAACTATCGTTACCTTTCTTCCAGGCTTCATGCAGCAATGCACGCAGCTTGTCAGATGTGATACGCAAGTGGCGTTGATCACGAGTTTTAGCTTTTTCTTGAGTGGCCATGGTAATTACCTACTTCTTTTTCTTGGCCGGGGCTTTCGTCTTCGGCGCCTGATTCTTCTTGTAGTAAGAAGGCTTCTGCGCGAAGTACAACGGCATATTGTGGTGAGATTTCTTGTCACGATACAGCGTCAAGCGCGGGATCTCTTTAGACAGGAAACGCCGTACATCGTCAGGGTCTAAGTAACCGACCTTGCCAATGCATACCTTCAGTGTGGCTTGTTCTACACCTTGTTGAATCTGCGTATAACCATGCAAAATTGCACGATGCATATTCGCAGCTGCTTCCGCTGACGCCGGGTCTGTAGGGTTATCCATGGCTTTGATATAAGCCTCGACAACCGCTAGAGGAAGACCGACATTACCTTTACGTACTTGTCGCATGGTGTTGCCTCCTGTTAGCAACTGAGTGTCGAATAAAAAAAGCCCTTCCGAAGAAGGGCTTTTTCTGTTGTTGCGGGTGAGTTACATGATGCGTTCGTGCAACTCAGCAACTTGCTTGCCTTGACGGGCCAACAGCTCACCGGCGTCTTTGCCCAGCGCGTGAAGAACTGCATCGCCCATTACGTCCTTGAACGTAGGTTCGATGTGCTTCTTCTTCGACTGCTCGTTGAGCAGGTCGATCTGGCTTTGCATCGACTTGGCCGCGTCCACCACCGCTTCAGCAGTGATGTTTTCGACCTTGGTGCCTGGCTCTTGACGGCGCAGCTGAGCGAGCTTGGCACGCTTAACTACTTCGGCAATCACGGCAGGGATAGCGCCATCGAGAATTTCACCGGCTGCGGACAGGTCGGTTTCTTCAGCGATGGTGCCTTTGCCGTACAGGCGGATCAGGCGTTGCACTGCTTCGGCGTCAGGGGCGTTCACGTTGATGATCGCATCCAGACGGCCTGGGCGCAGCATGGCCGGGTTGATGTTTTCCAGGTGGTTGGTGGTCAGGACGGTGATGATCTGAGCATTCTTGGTGTCGATGCCATCGAGAATGTTCAGGATATCGTCCATCGCTACCGAACGCTCGCCGTTGATGGCGCGGTCGATGTCTTCGCAGAAGATCACACAAGCGTTACGCTCGTATTGCTTCGCGAATTCGATGGCGTCGGACAGCTCGTCGGCGTGTGGGATGTACAGGTAGGTAACCCCGTTATCCACGGCCAGACGCGATGCAACAGTTGCAGCCATGGTCTTACCGGTGCCGTATGGGCCACCCAGCAGAACGCCACGCTTGACCGGGATGCCGTTGGCAACGCAGTCCTTGATACGCTCGATTGGAGCGAACAAGTTGGTTTCGATGGCTTCGGTCACGTCTTTCGAGTAGACCAGCATGTCGCGGCTGATGAACGACGTGTCCATGAACTTGGGTTCAGGCATGTCGAGCAGGTCGCCGTCGTCGTCACGGAAACGGATCTTCACCGCTTGACCGGCGTAGATGCTGTTGTCGTTCAGGTACGCACCGATGCGGTCGTACAGGTCTTCGATGGTCGCTTCGTCTTGACGCTTGACGATGGCATGGCATTCGAAGATCACACGGCCATCTTTGCGATTGGCGCCGGTTTGCAGGAAACCAGTGATACCGGGCAGGCTGAAACGGCCCCACGGGATGGTGCGGGTCATGCCGAAGCCGACTTCGATGGTGATCATTTTCGGAGGGGTAGGGCCGAAGAAACCAGGAGTGGCTTCAGCAGCAGCCCAGCCGAACTTGTCCTTCAACGCGATGTTCAGGGCGTTGGCGCCGTCCCACGGGAAGACGTTGAAGGTACGGGAAACTTGCACGTCTTCTTCGAGATAGCTCTCGCGACGTTCCAGCAGGTTGATGGCTTGGCGGACGGACATGCCGTTCGGGATCGCCAGTTGACCTTCGTGGTGAACAACTTCGGCAACTTGGACGCGTTTGTCTTCGTCGGACAGATTGCGGGACAGAGCAGGGGCAGAACGGGACATTGACTTATTCCTTTCAAACGAGAGTGTGCCGAAATTGGCAATTGAGTTTTAACAACGCACAAAAGCAGCCGGAGGCTGCCTGAACATACCGATTAACAATTAACCAGTTCTATTCAACGCAAAAGCGCACGGAGTGCGCCTAAGATCCAGACTTAGCACGCTTAGCGCGAAGTCGTTGGTTTTTGAGATGGGTAACCAGCTCAAGATGAGCAGGATTACAGCACAAGCGATTGTTACACTTGTGATCCACTTGCTTCTTGCCGGGTATGTATCCGTAGAAGTGGGTGAATACAACAAGGTGAACGGCTACAGTCTGACTGCCCAAGGACATTCGACCGTAGCCACCACCACGACCAGTACCTGAATCAGGACCGGTCCACAGATGGCAAGGGCTTGCCTTACCATCAAGTACGAAACCAGTGTCTACTACGTCCACACGTTCATGGATTCGCAGAATGATTTCATTCCGACGATCAGACAAGACTTCCATTAGTGCAACGTCTTGTTTTGCTTGGCTTCTTGTCGAGCTTCCAGCAGTTCGGCGGTAGCCAGCAATGCTTGCCGGGTTGCTTCGATTGGGTTTTCGTGAGTCGCTTTGGCCAAGATTTCGTCGGGAGTGCCGTCGCCATAGTGGAAGAACACAAAAGCTTCTGTGGTCTGCGTATCGAAATCAATACGATTACCAACCGAAACTTCCATTTGCTCTGCTATTGTCAGCAATTGCTTGAAAGCAGCGTCATGAAGATACTTCAGGTCATCTGGAGTATCTTCGACCTTCTCAGGAACACGTTCCATTTCGCTCATTGCTTGATCTCGACTTCTTCGTTGCCCACCGTGGTAGCAACTGGTTTACAGGAGATACGAGTACCTTTCAGAGTGGTTTCACCTTTGGTGACGCACTCATTCAAGATATCGCTGTTGGGTGTGTATCGACCGGCGGCGAAACCGATCGAAAACACGACAATTAACGCTAAAATCCAGTTCATGCCATTCACTCTTGTTTAATGTATGGCTTTGGATCGGGATACTGCTTACGCAGTTCCGAGAACATTGACCCGAAGTACCAACTCACGCTGCCTGGGGACATATTGCGTACTACTTCAATCAGACGACCTACGTCGTCCTTTTGAAATGTGTATGCTTGGTTGTAGCCGAGGTAGTTGATTTGTTGTTTACCAACATCACTTTCCTCGACTACATAGGCAGTGCGAGAGGCATCAACGGGGTCAGTTGTGAAACGCTGACCTTCGTTGAGCTTCTTCATGTTACTTACCGGCCAGTTTGGTCAGAGTCACCACATCAGATGGTGCTACGCCCAATGCATCCCAGCTTTTCTTCTTAGCTTTTTTAGCTTCGAAGGCTTGCAGTGCAAGCGCCTGAGATTTGTTCTTAACAGCACGAATAACGAGCTGTTGAACAGTTTCAGCCGGAGTATCAGTCACCTTGGTGACAGGACCGATGTTGCGGGTCGCTTTCACTACTGGCTTAGCCGCTGCTTTTGGTTTCTTCGCAGCAGGCTTTGCAGCTGCTGGTTTAGCCTTCACTGGCTTGCTGGTCTTCTTCTGAGGCTTGGTAGCCTCAACAGGAGAAGGCTTAGCAGCCAGCTCAACCACTGCACTGTGCACATCCAAAGAGACGCCCAATGCAGTCCACGACTTACGGGAAGACTTTTTAAAGTCCACCAATTTAGTCGCGGCGACATGCTCGGCCACAGAGCCAGGTTCAGCATCAGCGTAAGCTGCCAGCAAGCTGTACAGTTTGTTAGCTGGTTTCGGTGCTGCCTTGGTTTGAGCAACCTCGGTAAACACCGGCTCTGGAACAGGCTCAGCTACGCCCAATGGCTCGCTTACAGGGCCAGCTGGCTCAGCTTTGAACAGCTCGTCGGCTTTCGCTACAGCCACTGCGTCAACGTTTACCTTGCCTTCAGTTGGCAGGGTATCGAGAGACTTGGACTTGAGCGATTCGTCGGAGACGAACTCAGCTTTACCAGCAACGTCGGTGTAGATAACACCACCGCCTCGGTGCTGGGTGATCTGCACGGTCTGCAACACGCCAACGTGATTACCTGCAATGGCATTGCCCAGCAGGTTTTCATCTTTCAGCGGTTGGTTACGCACCACACGATCATGGTCTTCTTGGGAGAGGACCGCGATGATGTGGTAGCCCTTTGCACGCAGCTTACGTGGGTCACCGTGAGGCACGGCAATCACGTCTTCTGGTGCCAGCTTGGCCAGCACACAGATATCGCCACTGAAGGCGGTGAGGTAGTCACGTCGGGCCACATGCAGACCGCTACTGCACTCGGTGCTACGGTTTGGATCAACCAGCGAGGCATCCATGAAGACATGGGAGCCTACTTTCTGTTTCACGTTACCGCTGTAGCAGTCTACGTATACGCCTTTCGCTGTGGTGCTGCGCAGGCGCTTGTAGACCAGAACCGTACCGTCATCGGCAATGGGCAGTTCGCCCTTTTCCATGAAGGTCAGGAGGTCTTGAGCGCTGTGGGCACGGCTTACCGAAGCCATGCGATTCAGGAAGTTTTTCAACCCTGTTTCGCTGGCCAAACCGGCATTCACCGCTTCCAGCTGCACTTTCAGCTTGTCAGCGTTTTCGATGATCGTACCATCTTCCAGTACAGCCACTGTGGCTTGAGTGCCAACAGATTCTTCCTGGAAGCTACGATCACTCGACGGCGTGGCGTGAGCCATGATTTCTTTTACTGCCTGTTCGGACTTGGTGAGCGGGTCTTGATCACCCGGCTCATTTTGGTCCTTCACCACTTTTTTAACAGTGGGTGCAACAGGATGCAGGATCGACTGCAATGCGCTGAGGTCACCGGCTTTCTGAGGTGGGAGGTCTGGTTTAACCTCTTCCTTAGTATTGCCAATGATTTCATCGAACTTCGCCTTCGCCATCTTGAAGAAGCGAACGAAGCCGTTCATTTTCTTCTCGGTGTCGCTGAATGGGTTCGACTTGTCCAGCAGAGCTTCTGGCAGATCGCAGTAGTTCTGCTTGCGCATGTCGGGGAACACTTTATCCACCAGTGCAGCGATACGAGGATCGCCTTGGTGAATGATGATTTTGCTGCCGTCCTGACGATACATAAGCAGTTCTTGCTTATTCAAGTCGGCAAAGATGATGCGGATTGTGGACATTAGGTAGCTACCTGTCGAGAGTGGAGTTTCTTGAACGGGACTAGTTCCCGTATGATTTTGAGCGGGATAGAATCCTCACTCAAATCTTTACCAGCCATTTCCAACGCTGTTCCCAGCGCGCCCATGTTGATAAAGGGTGCCCACTCAGATGTTTTAATCAGCTGATACATCTTCGTGAACATTTCGTGAGGCTTAACCTGTTTCTTCACTTCTTCGAGTGCTGGGAAACATTCGTCGTCCTCGTGTTCCATGAACTTAACCAGCATTGCAGTTTCTGCATCCACGCTGAAACGCAGGCCGATACTGTCCATGAAATTTTTCTGCACCGATAACTGATGCATTAACTTATAGATACGCTGATCAGCACCGTTTCCATACTCAGAACGCTCTGATGCATGGAAACCAAACGCCATATAACGTTTGAACAATGGCGATTCAGCCACTTTGTCGTTAACGTACTTGTTGATCATTTCTTGCACGGAAACAACTCCTTTTAACTTAAGCGCGTCAGCTTGTGCACTGGTTACCACAGCAATGCGATCACCTAGCAATTTACGAACAATTGCTGACTGCTCGATGCTCATATAACCAATACGTTTAGGGCCGGGTCCACCTGCTGATTTGCTACGCAGTATTACCCAAGCCAGAGGGCTCTCACATTCACCCTCTTTATGCCCACGAGCTGTAGAGAGCAAGTATGTCCGTGAACTACGGTCATAGCTCTGATTCAAGCTCAGAAGCTTCTTCCTTGGTTTAGCCTTTGGTGCACTAGGCAACATAGGGCCAACAAAGTCAGCAAGCTTCTTACGTGGTGCAGCCGCCACAGCTACGTTATGCACTTCGAAACCAAGCTTCTGGAACATATCCACAGCTGCTTGTATTGAAGCTGGTTGCGTAGAGCTGCGATAGACCATCCAAGAATGATCACGGTCATGCGAATAACGATTTTGGTTCTGATCTTTCAGATACTGACCAATACGCGCATTCGTTGTACCAATAATCACACGAGGAAACAGGAAGCCAGCCGCAGTAGAGTAATCGCTAATGCGGAAGTCTTTTGGTCTACAGAACGTAGGGCCACCCCAGCTGAAGGATTCAACGCATTGAAAGCGATCTTTACTTACACGTGGTTCAGCCTTGATGGCTTCATACACTGGCAAGAAAACATGCTTACGAACTGAGTTGATTACCTCTTTGTTGCGTATAACGCGAGAAGGCTTCATACCGCGTACAGGTGCTTTATAAAAGTTTTCAAGCTGGCGCTTTTCAACTTTCAAATACTTGATGATTTCTTTACCAAGCACAGAGTTACACTGGCGGCTGTCAACGAGTTTCTTGATTCGACGCATCAACGCGAGATCAGTGGGAACATCTTTGTCAGTGTTGCGCAGGAACTGCTGTTGGTGTGCTTCTTTAACCGTATAGGCATATGGAAGCAAACCAAGACGCTTACCTTCTTTACCAGTAATGTCGATTGTCACTGCCTGGTTTATGTCAGAGTAACTCGTAGGAATCTTTTCCAGTTCCAACGTCTTGTTACGCAACTGGTTGAGGTTCTGCTTGTTGGTTTCTTCTACTCGCTCAATCAGCTTAGGGTCAAATTGACCAAGAGCTTTCTTGATGGTAGCTACCGTACAGTCTGTGAGAATCAAGTTCTCACGACTTGGTGCGATAGACACAGTGTTTGGTGCAGCCATGAAAATGATATTGGCGTCACCCCACAGATGGTCCATGAATTTCATCACGATCTTAAACTCGTGCGCATATTCCTCTCGGCAAGGGATGGGATAAACCACATTGCCATAACGCAGGTTGATCGTGTCAGTAACAGTGCCTGATACACTGCTAATGATGTAGCCGGTCGGACTGTCTTCTAGCGGAAGAATGTCAACGTCGTCAGCACCTTCGTTGATCACAGCTTTGATTGCACCAAGTGCAACCACTTCTTTGACCAGCTTCAGGAACTTGCTACGGTGGCCTTCTTTCAAGCCAAAGGACACAGTAATACCCGTGTCCTCTGTAGGCATGTCTACTACCTTGTGGATGGCTGGTTTGCCACCCTTCTCCATAGACGACTTGGAGACACGGTATATAGTCTTCGTACCTTCGTTGCACGAGACCACTTCAAAGAGGTCTGTGTACGCGAATGGGGCTTTAGAACCCAGGCCGAAGCCACCGGTTACATCGCTGTCTTCACGTTTGGTGGAGTCACCATAGGTGCCATAGATCTGGCCGATCTTGTGATGCGGGATACCAGAACCAAAGTCCTGAACGCTGAAAGCGCGCTCAGTAACATTGATAATGATGGGTTGATCTGTCTTGCCAGCAGTGATGTGAGCATCCCAAGCGTTGCAGATAGGCTCACGTACAGTTGCCAGCTCCGGGTGCGTATACAACGCTGCGGACATGATGTGCATGAGTGCAGCACTGCTACTCATACCCATTTCAACGGATTCGTGCTGACCAGCTACCGCATGGGTAATGTGGTCATCTTTTTGAGTTACTTCCACTTGGGACTCTCCTGACTGACTGTCTGTGTTACAGCTTTTTTAGTTCGCTAACACGGTGTGTAAAGAACGGATAATCACCGTCCGGTTTCAAAGACAAACTGATGTGTTCCACACCAGTGGTACGGGTGTCATCACCGGCACAGCCGTAATCGTGCCGAGCGCACTTGTAGACTGTCTTTCCGATGGTTGCTTCCGGCTCAATCTTACTGTTGCTAAGCATTTCATAGGCTTGCGGCATAACTACCTCTACTAGAAAAAAATTATCCTCAACCCCTCCTAATGGAGGGATCAAGGATCGTCACGGAGTGACGCTAGCTCAACTAATTCGCCTTACATCAAACCAAGATGGTTCACGTACTACTCGTACGTGCTCCCACATGTTTTTGTTGTAGGCGTAGTAGATTGCTAAGGCAAGCTTGTTACGAAATTGCATAGTTAGACTCCAGGATCAGTTCAGCGAGTTCATCGCCATCCATACCACCGGCATAAGTCGGAACATCACCGGTGATCTGTTCATACACATCTTCCAATGCGCTACCGCGAGCAAGATCTGCAAGGATCGAGACGTAGTGTTTACGCATTTGCGTGCTGTTGTTTGGGTGACACTTGAATTCGTCATGGACTGTTACCACTGGGAATGACGGGTAGGAGAGCATCTCGTTAGCGATGCGGATCATCTGCTTAATGTGCAGATCAGACATGAACTTAACACCTTCCTTGGTCAGGTAGTCCAACAGCCGAGCATCTGGAACACCTGAGCTGAACCAACGTTCAATCAGGTTATCTTCGATGGTTTCAGCTTCTTCCATGACCAGCTCGTACGACTTGCCAGCACGACGTGCCTGAGCTTCTGCAACGAGGATTGCATCGGACTTAGTGATACGCTCCTCGTTGTAGTTGCAGCGGCGAACCAAGCAGCGAAGCAGGTATGCATCGAAGCTGTGGGTCACGTTTGCAATCAGTTTCAGGTCACCCTGAGTACCTTCGTTCACATAGAAGATGTGAGTGAAAGTAGAGTGATCCAGCTCGTCTACTTCAATACGAGCTTCCTGCATAACCATGACCTTGACGTGTGCACGGTAGCAGTCAGGCAAGGTCCAAGCGTGGAACAATGCACCTGCTTGCCATGCATGACGCAGGTCACCCAGCAGCTCTACAGCACCCGGTGCAGTCTTGGTCAAGCCAACGTAGAACGCAGCCAGCTCAGGTGTATCTTCACCGAAGATTTTCTTTGGTTCAGCCTGAGAGCCATACAGACCTTTCATGGTTGCATCTTTGGCATCCTGACGGGTTACGATCAGACCACCACCAAGGTTCTCTGACGCGTGGTCAGTTACCATGGTGTAGGCATCGTTACGTACGTTGGGGTCAATCAGGTTGGTTGCATAGCAACCGTTGTAGCACTTGGTCAGCACAGACATGATGGACATGCCTGAGCAGGTTGCATCCAAGCCAACCATGTGACCGATGGCAATGCCACGGCAGCAGTCGAACAAGGCCATTACGGCCTTAACATACAGAGGACGCTCCTTCTTTGGAGTATCGATAACCGTCAGACGACGGAAGTTATCAAGAGTCCACTGAATGCGTTCTTCAAACAGCTTCTTATCGTCCCAACCTTGGTTGGCGATATCAATGCAGATCATTTCGAACGCGGAGTAAGCTTTCATATGGACTCTCTCAATTAATAACTACGAACACGTACGTTTTTGCCATGCGTACGCATAACTTGGATCATGTTGGCAGTGCCCTTGGATTCACCGTCCCAAAAAGCCAGTAAACCATCAGCAACTTCTGCCATTGCTCTGTTACGTATCGGACCAGCAGCCTTGCCATGCAAGTCCCACTCAGCAGGGAAGGATTCACATTTTAACTTGAGACGCTGTGCTGCAATCTTTGCAGACTTGTCAGCACCTCTGGCTTCGCCTTGTACAATGACGATCTCAAAGTCTTTCAACTCATTGACCATCAAGCCATAGACTTCTTGGACGATACGATCAACGTCCGTGAAGTCACGACCACCAGCAACTATTAAGCGAAACTCTTGTGATGAACTCACAGTTTTGGTCTCCAGAATTGCCACCAGTGTTGGCGGTATTTTGTTGTGTCATTGGTAGGAGTCAGGCCGATTACAACGCCATGTTCATTACGACGACGTGGAGGTTTGTTGTATACGGCAGACATTGCGTCAACCAAAGCCATATAGGCTTCTTGTGGTGTATCACCGTACCCAAAGTACAGAGCATTCTCATCACTTACATCTCTGTAAGTAAGACGATAACGTTTGTCGCCCATCGTGCTTTTGATAACAGTTTGACGCAGACGCATCTTGGTCATGTAACTAGAACTGCGATGGTCTTTCTTTTTCTTCAACTCACGTTGAATCTTATCGTCCAGCCCTTTCTGCTCTTTCAGCCATTCATAGGCTTCGTACAAAGCTTTAGCTTTGTACATAGAATGGAATTCCTTTAGGCGCCTAGCACCTTCGAAGCTGGTGAAAATGCATTTAACAAGCCAATACTGATTTGATTCTTTGTAACGCACCTGACTAGTGAACACAAAGAAGTCATGATCAATAACTTTTGGTGCACTGAGGCTAATGCTAACTACTGGTTTTATATTCAAAGCATGTACTCCTGAGGTACGCCTGTAGCAACTTCCTTATCAGCGAAGTCGATCATGGCTTTCTTGTATGGGCTCCCTTGAGTGGAGATGTGATAACCCTGAGCATAACCACGACCACGACGGTCACACTTGTGGCCAAGCCAGAAGCGATTACCCTGTGAAACCATGAGCTTGTAATGCTCGTGGCTCTGAGCCTTCATGCTAAGCCAGTTGGCTTGCTTATCAGCCGACGACATATCGGCATTAGGTTCTTCTTCAACTCTGCACAGGAACTCAATATTGAGTGATAGTGCAGTCATGTTCATGCGGTCAAGAACATCCAAACATACGTCACCCTCGTGGTGACCTTTGTTCAGAATGACACTATCCATACCGATGGTATGGTACGGAGTGTCACGATTGCTGTTGAGTGGTTCAGGCTTATGAACCATAGGCGGGAGGTAGGAACAGTTCACAATGTACTGCTCAAGTTCATGACTCAGCTCGATGTTTGACTGAATATGCCAGCTATCGAACTTGTCATTCTTGATCAGCTCATAAAGACCTGTATCCCACAGCACAGCAACCATCTCACTGATGGTTTGAATGCTGTCTACCTTGTCAGAGAACTTCAGAGTACCGGCCAACTTGGCACAGAAGCTTGAAAGCATTTCTTCATACTGACAGTAAGCACTGGCTACAACAATTTCGAACACCAGTTCTTCAAGATCCATGTTGCGTAGCTGAGCTACACGCAGGTTCTTAGAGGTGTAATCGTATTCAGCCCATACGTACGCACTCAGCAGTTCAAGCCCCTCAGCAAGCAGAGGCTGCACTTCAACGTCATTCCTAACGTAGTCACGCATATACTTGTCGATGTGGGCACGAGCGAAGCGATATTCATTCGCCAGCTGCATGTCATAGGTACGCATTAGTTGCATTAGATTGCTCCTATCAGTTTCATCATCTTGATGTGATCGGGTATTTCTGATGGTGTCGGCGGACGCCAAATCATCATGTTTGGATTCTTTGTTTCTTCATTACGGTAGATGTACAGAATCTTAGATTCGTGTCTGTACTGAAGCACACTCCTATCTTTGTCAGATTTAACCCATGCCCTACATCTAAATATCGCAGTTTCTGCGTCATCTGTATGATCTAGGGAACCGTCAGCATTGAAGTAGAAGTTGGTTGTCCTCATATTTGTCCAACCAACTGGATCATCTTGACGTAACCGGGAAGCTCCTTATCCTTGGGATACTCCCACCAAGTTGTGAATCGTTTAGACTCACTTGGGTTTAGTTCATACCAACGCTGTACTGAGTAGTCGTAGAGTACAGCAGTACCTCCTGTAGTCTGAGCGAACAACTCGTTATCACCAAACTGGTTTGGAGCTTGGCACTTAACATCAAGTACGACTTCGTTGGTTCTCGAAAAACGAATCAGACGATATTTCATCTTTGATTTCCTTAAGACTAACTTTGCCTACGGCACCAACAAGTTCAGCCATAGAGATTACATCTGGCTTCTTTGGTAAAACATTCCAGAAGCCACCTGCACTCATGATGTACCAGAGACCTTTAGCTTCTGCGTATATAAAACGGTTAGGTTTACAGTTACGCCAGTCTTTGCATGGAATAACTGCACTAGAGCCAAAACCATTGGTTGTGGCTTTCCGTGTGACATTGTTTTCTACAACGTACAGACTCACTCCGGCCTCCATACCTGAACGTTGTCAGGTAGTGTTTGCATTATGCCCTCAATCAAGAACCAAGGTTCCTTGGCATTCGGTGCTTCAAGGGCAAAGGTCTTGTCAGGATGCATCTCAGCCTTGGCTTTTAGCATCTTGGCAGACATGGAGATAACCCCTAGTGCTGGCCTGTCAGCAAGCACAATGGTGTTCTGGAACAGGCCCACCTTACTGGTGCACTTCAGACCGAAGATGCCACCATCAAGATCCTGCTCACGTACCCAAGCACCAATGGTTTTGGGTAGTTCAGGATGCTTGTCCGCGAGCTGCTTATACATGCCGTCAGGCATGATCAACTCACCAGTAGTACGCTTGAGATTCGTACCGACACATACGATGAAGTGGTCCACTAACGGGAACACATCCATCATGTTTCCAACCATGAGTTTCATATAGCACCTATTAATAAAGCCATTTGAAGTGTCTTTGGAGGTTCTTCTACTCGTTTAACAACAAATTGTTTCTGCTCATAGAACACCTTTATCCATGTTTTATTCTTGTTATCCACGGAATAGATAGTTCTAGTGGTATTTTCACACCAAGCACCATCTTTTAATGAAGTGTCTTCAGAGTACGCATGACTGTACTTGCTTATTGGAATTTCATTTTCATCCAGATAATAGTCAGTACATTCTTCAGTACTCACAATGCACCTACAAGTCGCAGCATCTGCAACGGTTTAGGTTCTCCATCCAGTGGGCGCCAACGACCGGGTACGATCATTTCACGCCATGGTTTGCTCATAGCACTGGTGTACCACCAGACGCCATTGTTGGCTTTGTAAGCCATGTGAACTTCCACAGAACTCACATACGCAGACAGGTACTTCCATTCACCGTTGATGAATGAGTAGTACCCAAGTTTGAAGCCAAACTTCTTCGTAACCGGATTTATTTCCATCATGCTGCACCTACCAGCTGCATCATCTGAAGCACTGGTGGTAACTCCTTAACAGGTAAGAAGTACATGTGGGCATGTTTGATCTCAGTGCAGCCTGAGTTCCATACAAACTCGACACGAGCCCACTTAGTTCTATCTCCTGAGCTGTTTACACCACGTATAAACAGCCTGTTAGTACCGTATTTACGGTATAAAGCTCCGAGAAGCTTCTTGCGATTAGCAAGATCTATCTCTTCACGATGCACGACAGCATCATTCTTTACTACGAATACTACGGCCATGGTTTCACCCAATGAGGTGGCGCATACGCACCAATGGAGGAATGTATTCAGTACGTACTACACCGAGTGTACTGATCTTGTCTTGGTGATTTACACGAGCTTGTTGCCAGAAGTCGAAACGACTGTCATGGATATAAAGCTCTTTATCACCACCTGAAAACCACTTAAGACCAGCATTCTTCTGTGTTTCTGAGTCGTCGAGGTTATCCGACTGGAGAACCTCTATTTCATCGCCACACTTAAAGAACAGTTGGTATCTCATTCGATCATCTTCCAGATACCACGCTCAAGGCGATGGGTTGCAGTGCCTGCCACATCAATATGTGGCTCTACTACAGACAACAGATTAATTTTGTTAATCAGTGTCTGAGCTGCACCAAGATTGCGCACAGGTGTAATGAATTGCTCATTACTGTGTGCACACCAGAATACGACACACATTGGATAGATCTTTGTGTGCTTACGACGCTTTGCTGCACCAAGCAGCAGAAGCATCAAGAGAACCACAACAACAATCAGCAAACCCAGCATTTCATTAGGAGTAATGTTCATTTCCAGTCCTTACGGCCTCTTGGGCCACGATTAGGTTGAGGTTTACGCTTTGGTTGCCCCTGTTGATCAGGAGTAACCGTAATTTTGGGGTTCCTTGCTTTATACTCATCAATAAACATGAGCGATTTGCTATGTGAACGCTTAGCCCTGGCTTCAAGATCAGCAAAGCTACCCTTTGTAATCTGATCTAGCTGACCAATACTTCTTTTACCGAAACCACGTGCTCCATAACCAAATGTGACGCTACTCATCATCATGGTTTGAAGATTGCGCATTTCATCAGCAGCGGACAGAGCAATACGCTCTATCTCTTGTTCTTGTTGGTTTGCCCAAGGCTCAGATTCATAGACCATGAACTCATCGTCTCGATAACCAATCGTCATAACGATGCCGCAGTCACCTTTCTCACCCGGCGTCCACATGGTGTACACCCGGAAGCCATCATCACTGAGGCCGAGGAACTTCTTTTTCATGGTGTGCCCTTGAAAAAAGGATGGCCACCACCCGAAGGTAGTGACCATGGGGAATCAGAAATCGACCAGCTCTTTTTCTTCGTCGCTGCGGACGACCTGGAAGTCGATGATCAGCAGGCCGGTGAGAGCTTTCAGCTTTTCAGCGCGTTCTTCAGCAGACAACGCTGGGTCGGACAACTTGCTGATGATCTGTGCGTGCACGACGTTGGACTCTTTCAGTTTGATCGAGTCAACACGCACGTTGTCGCCACCGGCAGTCGGCAGCGAGATGTTGAGGAACGCAGAAGCTTTTTCCCACTGGTTGCCCTGAGCGGCTTGAGTCGAAGTGGTACGAGTGGCGCCTTTCTTTGCTACGGCCATGATGGCTCTCCTTACGGATAAATATTTGATGGCATGATTGCCTTTACAGGGGCGTAGCCCCAGCGATATCACTTACGCAACAGTTCTCGAGGCATACCACCAGCCAATGCGTATTGGAGGATGGTATCCATGTCACTGATGTTCACCTTAAGACCTTTCGGTGAGGTCACTGTGTGCACTTGATCGTGCTCTTTGATGGCTTCAATGATCTCGGAGATCTGGCCCAATGGCACGATCTGTCCCTGTGCTTGCAGCACATTCTGAAGAATGCTTGGAGGCAGGTGGGTGTTATTCTTTATGATCTGTAGTGCTTTGTTGTTGATCGCCATCGATACCAACCTTTTTCTTGAGTTTAATTACATCGGCACCCATAGCCATACAGGCCATGGCCAGTTTTACACCAGCTTCAGCACCACGCATATGAAGCTTACGATGAAGCTCTACACGCTTGAACAGTGCCAAGATCAGGAACATCTGGATCACTGCGACGAACGCCAGTACATATTGAACAAGCATGGTTTAGCTCCTTACGATTGCACGAGTGCTTACGGTTACAGTGAGTCCTGCACGAACACTCATGCAGAACAGGATATCCATCGACAAGTCGAGAAAGTGGCCAGCCAGTACCTTGGCAGCAGTACGTTCACCGACACCCAGTTCTTCGCCCATGGTTGCCACAGACACTTTACGGAAGCGACGACGTGCTTCCATATGACGTTGCAGCAGTTCGATCAACTCAATCTTACGGTTGTTCAACTCAGCACAAGCAAAGTCGTTCTTCATTACGGTCATAACACACCCCATTTAGAGTATCTCCGACAACCGAAACTACCTCGGTTGCCCTATCGGATTCTTAGTCAAAAATACTCATTTTGAGTACTTTATATTATCGGTTGAGTACTTGAAGTAGCCGTACTTCAGTCTCACGAATGAGAGTGAAAGGTGAGTTACAGAAGGGTAGGCACTTCATGAAAGCTTGTGCTTGATTACAAGCATCTTCGTCACAGTCAGACTTAATGAACCAGTCTTGCTCTACTCCACGAGCATCACGAAAGCTCAACACGTAGGTGTGTAACACTGGTTTAGGTTTGGGTTTAGGCGTCTGTACCACAGGTACATGTACCTTCGAATACCAGTCAGTGTCTGGTTTAGGTGCACCAAGCAGATCAAGAGCCTGCTTGTAACGCTTGATGCTGATGTATTGAGGATGGGCAGTACAGTAATTCTGCCCACTGTACTCAATGTATGAACGCCCTTGATAGCCATTCAATCGGCAGGTAGCACAGTTGCAATGAATCATGGTTTATCTCCCATGGTATTGCCACATCACTGCGTTACAGCGTGCATGAACTGCACCTTCTGTCTCGTCAGTCTTGTGGTTATGTTGTAAATGAATTGGATGTTTGAGGAAGTTGGGCGGGAACAATGCCAAGTTAATTGGCGTGTTCAAGATGCGCTCTGGTGGTGGTTCCCACAAGTGGCCACGACACCAGTAGCACAGGTTATGCTGCAACTCCATGTACTGCTCACGCACCATACGTCTCTGTACGTACGTGAGCTTGCTGTACAACTGAGGTAGCTGCATATTTACTCCGGTGGGCCAATGAGGAATGCGATCACAATGATGATCAAAGTGATCACAAATCCCCATTTCCAGAAGTTGCTCATGCATACATCTGGTTTGGCTTCTTCGAAGTTATTGCACTCACCCAGCCATACAAGAAAACTTAGGATCATGGTTAACAGACCGTACACCGCTAAGGCATACATAACTATGTGGGCTTTATCCATTACATGGTGCCCCAGTAGTTACGGCTGTTAGGTTCAGGCAAGTGCGTAAACCATACTTGATCGAACCAGCAGTTGGATGGTGCTTTAGAGAACATTGGTGCAATGTCCTCGTCCTTGTAGCCAGCCAGACCACAGCCAATGCGAGTTACCTTGAACTTAAGGTCAGGGTTCAACTCAGCATACTGAATGAACAACTCAACACATTGTTGAATGTCCACCAGCTCCATGGTTTGGATGTTGTGGTCTTTGGTTGGAATAGCATAGCTATTACCAAAGTGGCCAATGCCTTGACCATATACAGCACCCTCATGGTTATATGCATACGCTGCTGCACCTGCACCATGGCGACCAGCCAAGTTACTACCGAATACGAAGATCATGCTATTGCTCCAATAAGCATTGAACCGAAGTGTTGAACAACAACACAGAATGAGACGCTGATAACCAACAACAGGAAGATTGAAGGAACATCCTCTGGCCGATCATCACCAGTGACTACTACCCAGCCGATGAATATCAGCCAGAGTAGTAGTCCTACGCAAATTGCAGTAACCATCTTAGTACGCTTTTACGCAGGAAAGTGGATCACCGTAGGAGTTACGCGCATCGCGATAACAAACTACACCGTGGATATCAGGGCCATACACCAACTCAATTGGTTTATTGCCACCTGCATCCACTTTTTGAACTTCGATGGTAGAGGCTACCAGTCCGAGGCACATAAGTACCCCGAACAAAAGTATTTTACCGGCATCCATATTAAGTACCTCAGAAGAAGGATAGTACGACTGTGGAGTAGCCTAAGCTCTCCAGCGTTACAGGAACCTCACGGAGTGAGGCTGTATAGTCTCCAATCCGCATGCATTTAACATACGTCTTGGTAATTACAGTACCTCCTTCTTCTTTGAGTGTATGTTTAACTAACTCAACTACAGCAGTGTTGAGTTGCTTAGTGCAACTGTCTTCACTTACTACGTCAACTCGACGCGAAGCACGAACATCACACTCACGGTTGCCATCCGCAGTTTGAATGCAGACATACATCAGGGCAGACAGGATCATGGTTTACTCCTTGATAGCAGCACAGAGGTATTGTTTTTCAACTATGATGATGTGACCATCATCAAGCCCATGGAACTTGGCGTACACCAAATCATTGGCTACACGCAGTTCCATGAGCCCTGTTTCAGGGTCATAACCCATCAGGTCACACCAGAACTTCTCACTGGCTTCACCGAAGTCAACGGTGATCTTTACATAATCACCTTTCACCAATTCATCAATGAGACCAGCATGTACCACGATGGCTTCAGGAGGCAGCGCAAAGCGACCGGCATCTTCCATACGAACGAACTTGCAGCCTTTAGGCAATTGAGTAGCAACCATGGTGTATCTCCTTATTTAGTAGCGACGAAGTGTTCGATGGCTTGATCGACATACATCATCCAAGCAGCACGCACAGTTGGATCAATGTAACGATTGTCCGCATTGCTATGAGTTCCTGACTTCCACAAAGCGAAGTTGGTGCCTGAGTCAGCATCACCCAGTACAACAGCAGCGCGTTCTTCAAACTTGGTTTGAAGTGCAGCAGCGGCCATACCAACAGGCAGTGGAGTGTGAGTCCATACAGCTGGTACATGACCATCTGCAAATACTTTATGCTGAGCCTTGCACACACCATTAAGGTAAATGCTTACATCAGCATTGTTGGTTTCAGAAATCTGCTTAGCCACCCAATTGACCATATCAGGACTATCCTGAATAGGGCGTGACATTGCAAAGGTAGCAATAGCAGTGGTGATTACAACGTGATAGTTATTTACGCGAGCAGCCATGGTTATACACCTATTAAATGAGCCATTAAGATTAGTTGAGGGACTTCAGTATTTTCTATATAAACAGAAGATATTCTGTCTATGTCCTTACGACGCCAATGTGGATCGTAAGTAGCTCCATGCATAGCTTGTCTGTAGCCTGTATGGCATAAGGAATTCAAGTCATAACTAACTTGAACATCCCCATTGTCGTCAATGAAATACCATTTAGTCTTAGCCATAAGACTTATTGGATTTGTTCTATGAACGCCTTATGCTCCATAGACAACTTGGCAGCTGCAAGCACGGCTTCACTGTAGTAGTTATTGGCACGGTGACCAGTACCAATTGGAATGTCACTTACCCACACTACCGAACCATCTGCCTTACGCAGATAGATAGACCAGTGAGTAGCCTTATCACCCTTATCACGATAAGAGATGACCTCAACACCAGCGCCAGTAAGACGCGTGGTTTGCACGTGAATGGATACGATCTTGTTATTTGGTACATCTGGAAGAGTGGACATATACACCTCTTAAGCAGTAATGAAATCGTGAAGGGTCATGAGTTCTTCGTATGGAGAACCGTCTGTAACGTCCTTGTGATAGCGCACAAGAGCCGCATGATCCAGACGGTCAATACCATATGCCTGAACCACTGCAACAGCTTGAGCACGATCAGAGACCGGCAGCTCAATGGTTGTATCGGATGCATGAATGCAAGGCAGGAGGATAAGAGTCAAAGACATAGTGATAACACCTCAGAATGGACTATATAAATACCATTACAGAAGCGTAGCTTTAGTTTATCGGTGAATACCGGAATTGAGGATGTACATAGGTAGGATATCGGAATTGGGAGGATGTACCACACAAGTACTACTTTGCCCCGAATATCCCTACCTATCTCTCGTATGTAGGATCACTAGAGTGATTAGGAGATGACTTATGAATAACTATCCCCTTGATAATCCTACTGTCTACGATGTGTGTTGGTTGTGTGACGTGTTGTGTGCTTTTAAAAGGGATAACCCCACTCCCGAAGGAATGAGGTTAGTTGGAGAGGTTGAACATGAAGCGTTTGTGTTCAGCGCAGAACGCAAAGGTAGTCATGGCTAAGATAGCGATGATTGCAGGTACAGCGATGTAAGGTGTGAGGCCATAGCCAATAAGCTCATAGGATAGAGCGAGATCGGCATACATGAAGATAGCAATGCCAGCAAGGATAGCGATGATAGTACGCATGGATATACTCCTAGATTATGGATAGGAGGACCGAAGTCCCCCTAAGGTGGATTAGGCAGCAGCAGTAGCGGCTTTACCTTGTTTTACGGCAGTTTCACGCAGGGTTTTGTCGAGGTCACGAGCGGAGATAGCGTCAGCAGCAGCAAGCTCACGATCTTCGATGGTGTACATGGAACGGAGTTTCTTCAGCTCTTGGGAGCGAGCCAGAGAGGTACGTTCGTTGAAGCCAGCAGCTTCACCTTCGACGAAGGATGCAGCATGGTTGAGGCCGTTAGCCAGCTTCTCACCTGCGGAGAACAGGGAAGAGAACATAGCGAAGAATTGACGGATCATTGCAAACATAGGTAGTACTCCAGAGTAGTAGACACCACATGGTATCCACTACATAGGCGTAGCCTTACAGTACGATGAGGTACAACAGTACACACACAGTAGCTAGCGCACAGGCACCAGCAATAGCGTAGTAGTTCATAGGTAGTACATCCATGAGGTGGTAGTCATGACAGCACCGTAGGTGGGGTAGGGTAATGAGAAAACTCATTCACGATGAGGTAGGGGGGGACGGTTTCGGTTTTACGGTCCCATACCTTAAGTACTGCATTCGTCTTCCAACAATAAAATTTCCCCTAACCCGATTTCCCCATAAAATTTTTTTAATCCTGTACACTATGGCGAACTATGTTCTACCTATAGGTTAACTATGACTCACGCAGCTTCTACACTTCAGTATTCTGCTGATAACTTCAGTGCCCTGACTGACTGCCTAACTGAATGGTTTGGCCCTGCTGGTAAGGGTTGGTCCATCGTTAAGCTAGGTTCTACTGGTCATGTTCGTATAGAGCTGCCTGCTGGTGACCTATATGTTGAACCTGGCCAGACTGTCTGGATTAAGCGCACGTCTGTGCTAGTGGTGGTCAAATGACTACTACTGTTGAATACACAGGCACAGCTGAGTCCGTGACCAAGATACTGGCTATGTGGTCTACAGACTTTGACTACGATGAACGAGGTAAGCTGACCTACAAGGGTGAGCTTGTACCTGTTGGTGTTGTCTTCACTGTTGAAGACGATGTACTTACTTTTCAGAAGCCATACAAATGACTGCCTTTACTTCTAAGCGCACTGGGCAGGTTATGACGGGCTTCCAGTACAAGGGACCACTAGGCCCCATTCCTCCATGGTTTGAAGCTGTGGTGAAGGCTGGCAATGCCAAGCTGCCTACTGAGCGAAGCCCCTTTGAGGTGAAGGTAATCACCGGCAGGTGGTGGCCTGTGTACGCTGGAGACTGGGTGATCTGTACTGCAAGCTGCACTGTCTGGCACATTGATGATGCCGACGTACATAATCTATTTGAATTCAAGGAGGCTGTATGAGCCTTGTACCGTATACCCCTGAACAACAGATGACTGTTGAACAGTTCAAGGCTGCTCTGCCTGACAAGATGAAGAAGTCTGTGTCGAAGGAGGTTGTTGCTGGTGTGATCAACATGATCAGCGATGTGAACTTGCATGAAACCTTTCGTGAGAACCTGATCGGTTACACGAGTGTAATGAACGATGGTAAGCACAAGCTTGAGAGCTATGTGAATGCTGTTAAGTACTGCACGTATAAGGTTATGGGTAAGACCAACATTGAGGCGTATACCCTTACGTTTCCTGATCGTTATCAGGACTTCGTGAATCGTGGTGTTAGCCCGAAGGATATTGCCAGCTACGTGACTGCCTATAACAAGGGCAAGCTTGTGTCTGCCATTATGGAGCAGAGTCTGATCCCATCTTGGATCTTAAACCAAGATATGTATCAGAAGGCGCTCAATGTGCAGGCTGAACTGATGGTCAGTGCACAGAGTGAGAAGGTTCGTACTGATGCGGCTAATAGTATCCTCACGCACCTGAAGATGCCTGAGAAAGCTAAGGTTGAACTTGATGTTAGTACTGAAGCCAACGATGCTATCAAGGCTTTGCACGAATCTACTATGGCATTGGTAGAGATGCAGCAAGAGCAGATACGTCAGAAGCGCACCACAGCAGTGGGGGTGGCCGAGCATTCTCTGACTTTTGATAATGACACAGGGAAACAGGTATGACTCCTAACCAATGGCGCCCTACTGGGCTGGTAGAAGATGACGATAAGCCTCTTGGTATGTTGGCCAAGTGGGGTACTGAGGAAGACAATCAGATTCGTGATGGAGGTAGTCGGATTCAAAGTCCGACTATTGATCTCAATACCAAGCTGAACTTTGAGAAGCGGGTACTGAAACCAAATGAATATCCTGCAATACCCAATGACGACGGTAGTGTGTCTACACATCGTATGGCATATGGTGAGACTGATGGGCGTTATGTAGCGTATCCAACTATCGTGCAACCCAAGAAAGCCAATGAGCTTGTGGAGTTGGGTGATCGTGACGCTTTTGAGTACGCCATGAAGTCTGGTGAGTATCGTAGTTTCAAGACTGAGGACGAAGCCAAGGCGTATGCCGAGGGGGGCTATAAGAAATTTTGGGGTCTCGGGGAGAAGAAATGAGCACAGCTCTAGAAGACCAGATCTTCCCTACGGTTGAGGAATGGTTACGTAATGTAGACTACAAAGAAGACCCGGATTATGTTCCGAGTCTGTTTGCTTTGGAGTTCATTACGTTTATCAAGCTGGTGAACGGAGGCGAAGGTGAGGAAAACAAGACACCTGTACTACATATGCGGATGTTGGACACACTAGTCAGTAATGACAGTGATCAACGACGTATTGCCAACATGGTGTTCCGGGGTTCTGGCAAGACCACTGTGCTTGGCGAGTATTTGTTTCTGTACATCGCTGTGTACGGGAAGCTGCCGGGGTTTGGCAAGATCAACCTAGCACTGTACGTATCGGACTCTATTGAGAACGGCGTGAAGAACATGCGTAAGAACTTGGAGTATCGTTGGGAGAACTCCGCGTTTTTACAGAAGTATTTGCCCAAGAAGAAGAAGGATGGCAGCGATGGCGTCAAGTTCACAGACATTCGCTGGGAGTTCACCAATATTATGGGGAACACATTCATCATCAAAGGCTACGGTGCCAAGACAGGGGTCCGGGGTAGTAAAGAGCAGGGTACTCGACCACAACTTGCAGTACTCGATGACTTACTATCCGATGAAGATGCACGATCCGCTACAGTAATCGCCTCTATTGAGGATACTGTGTACAAGGCTATTGATTACGCGCTTCACCCTAAGAAGAACATGATTGTATGGTCTGGTACCCCCTTTAACGCAAAAGATCCACTGTACAAAGCAGTAGAAAGTGGGGCGTGGGAAGTAAACGTGTACCCGGTATGCGAGTCCTTCCCCGTCAACGAAGATGAATTCGTGGGGGCGTGGCCTGATCGTTTCAACTACCGACACGTTGAAGAGAAGTATCGTAAGTCTGTGCTAGCCGGCAAGGTCGATACATTCAACCAAGAACTTATGCTGCGAATCATGTCGGATGAAGATCGTATGGTTCTGGATAGTGATATCCAGTGGTACCAGTCTCGAAATTTCTTTGAGAACCGAAGCAACTTTAACTTCTACATCACCACTGACTTCGCTACTACAAGCAAGACAGCTAACGACTTCTCGGTGATCAGCGTATGGGCGTACAACAATAATGGCGACTGGTTTTGGTGTGACGGGGTATGTGTTCGACAGGACATGAACTCAAACATTAATGATCTATTCACCTTTGTTTCCAAGTGGAAGCCAATGTCTGTAGGCATTGAGGTGTCTGGTCAGCAAGGTGCGTTCGTTGACTGGATTATGTCTGAGATGAACCGTCGTAATATCTATTTCAATCTGGCTTCAGATAGCAATAGCAACTCGCCGGGTATTCGACCACTGACGAACAAGATTCAACGATTCCACACAGTGGTTCCGTTGTTCAAGCTGAAGAAGATCTACTTCCCTAAAGAGAAGCAGCAACAGCCAATCATGCTGGAGATGTACAACGAGGTATCACTGGCCTCGCCTTCTGGCTTCCGTTCCAAGAAAGATGACTTCTTGGATACGATCAGTATGCTCAGTGTAATGAAACCATTTGCACCGAGTGGCTCTGAGGATCTGGAGTACAATGACTTCGGCGGTTACTGGGGTGCCAGCAAACCTACAGATAATCCATCCCCACTTAAGAGCTACCTCGGAGGGTAGATATGAAACTCAGTGATATTCTCACTACGCTACAAGCAGGGGAGCTTAACAACCTTTCCCTGTTCGATGAATTGGGTAAGCTGAAGGTAGAGCACCAAGCTAAGCTGCGCACCAGTATCAACTTGGCTTTGACAGATCTGCATACGCGATTCTTGCTCAAGAAAGGTAAGATCAAGATCAACTTGATTCCTGGGCAGGTGACCTACCCTATTCTGCCTATGTTCCAAGAAGGTAACCCAGCACCACCAGGTACTGTGCAGTTCATTGATGCAGAAGGTACGCGGGTTAAACAAAACCTGTTAAAGATCACAGAGGTTACCGACTACCACGGGCGACAACTCAGCCTCAATGGTCATGACGGACGCTTTAGTGTCTACACCCAAAGTACTCACGTACTCGGTGTGCCTGAAGCTCATTGGAATGATCGTGGTGTACGTGAACTGTTTGTCACGTATCGAATGAATGCTGATCTCTTGCAGTCGTGTAATAACTGGGAGACAGACTTTGAAACCATCTACGTAGAATTGGACTACGTGTACATGCATGCACTGTGCTTGTTCGTAGCCAGTCGCTTGCACAACCCACAGGGCTTTGGCCCTGAGACAGTGCACGAGGGTAACAACTACTGGGGCAAGTACCTTGCCGAGTGCCAACGCTTGGAAGCTGATGGTACTGATATCGATGATGTAGCTGATAACTGGAAGCGCCGTCAAAAAGGCTTCCCGTAAGAAATAGAAAAGGGGACCATTTCTGGTCCCCTTATTATGACGCTCGCCGCTCCCGGCATTTTGAATCACTATGTTTACAACATCCCGTTAGGAATACTTTGGTGTCCGACGCTACTTTAAATCAAAGCGTCGTGTTCGTCATTAGGTTTCATTGGTAACCTCCTTGAAAGCGAAGCTGAAACCATATTGTGAGATAGTACTCACAAGATTGTTGCTGGCTTCATTGAACAACAGCCATTCACCTTTCTGTACAAAAGTAGGCTGGTCCTGGCCGTCAAACTCCACCATGGCATACAAAGCTTCGTCATCACCAATACGCTGATGCGAGGTGACACGGGTTTTTACTTTGATGTCTGCCAAAGCAGTCTGTAGTTCTTCGATGTTACCGGTGTACTGGATAGCCAGATACACTGGACTGGTTCGTTGAACCTTAATCATTGGCTTCTTCCAGTTTTTGTTTCAAGGCTTGGAGCTTCTCGGTAGTGGAGTCCAAGTAGACCAGTGCTGAATCAACATGGCCTTTGTCCAGATACCGTTTGAATGCTGTCAGCGAGGATAGAATGTCTGCAATAGCCCGATCAGTACTCATTTGCCTGAACTCCCGAAACCACCTTCACCACGTGCAGTAGCATCCAGTTCTTCTACAAGCACTGGCTCGCTGATACCTGCTGGTACAAGTACGTATTGGAACAGGCGTTCGCCCTCGGCCCAACCGAATTCAGTACCACCTTTGGTTTTAACAGCAACCATCCATTCACCACGGTAGTCGGCGTCAATTACACCAACGGTGTTACGTAGTTCTACTCCGTGTTTGGCACCAGCGCCAGAACGTGGGAGTATAAGCGCAACAAAACCAGTAGGTACTGCTGCTGAAAAGCCCAGTCCTACCAACTTGCCCTGATCTGGAATGTCGTGTTGATGCACGATACCAGCTTCTGGCATGAACAGATCATAACCACCAGCCTGCTCAGAGCTACGTTGAGGCAGTTGGAAGTTAGCGTGTAGTTTCTTGAATTGCATTATGATTGTCTCACTTGATTAATAGGACCACGAAATGGCCGAAACAATGGAACTACCTCCTGGGCAGGAGGACAACAAGCTCACAGAGTGGGCGAAAGAGCCTACGCTCAAAGAGCTGAAGGCGGATTACGAAGATGCCCGATCTTCGCACGATGCACAAGTAACTCAGATCTCTGAATGGCTTGATCATCTGTTTATCCGTGATGCTCAGAAACTGAAGCCAGAACCTAACCGGTCTAGCGTTCAGCCTAAGCTCATTCGCAAGCAAGCCGAATGGCGTTACACCAACCTGAGTGAGCCTTTCCTTTCTTCGCCTGACATTTTCGAGGTCAAGCCAGTTACTTGGGAAGATCGTGAAGCTGCGATCCAGAATAGTCTGGTACTTAACCACCAGTTCAACAACCGGTTGGATAAACAAGTGTTTATCGACAACTTGGTTCGTGCTGCGGTGGATGAAGGTACTGCGATTCTCAAAACTGGTTGGGAATATCGGACTGAAACTGTCACTGAACAGCAACCTGTGTACACGATTGTTCCTGATCCAGCCGGTGAAGAACAAATCATGGCCATTGACCAGCTGTTCAAGCAAAGTCCTAGCCAATACAACGAGTTACCTGAAGAATGGCGCGCTGCACACACTGCAAGTGTGGAGACTGACATGATTCATGTGCCGTTAGTCACGTCTTACACCCCTATTGAGGTGGAAAAGACGATCAAAAACCAGCCAACTGTGGAGGTTTGTGACTATCGGAACATCATCATTGATCCATCTGCTGCTGGAGACATTAACAAAGCCCAATTTGTGATCCACAAATGGGAAAGTTCGCTGTCTGACCTGAAAGCAGACGGTCGATATAGCAATTTGGAGTACATCAACGCTGAAAACCAGTCGATTTTGGGTGAACCTGACTATGCACCTACCTCTACTGGCACTAAAAACTTCAATTTCAAGGACAAGGCACGCCGTAAATTCATTGTTTACGAGTACTGGGGCTTCCGTGACATTGATGGCAGCGGGATTGTTAAGCCATTTGTGGCTACATGGGTAGGTGATATCAAGATTCGGATGGAAGAAAACCCATTCCCTGATAAACAGCTGCCATTTGTGACTATTCCGTACTTGCCAGTGCGTAATAGCATCTACGGTGAATCTGATGGTTCACTACTGATTGATAATCAGAAGGTAGTTGGTGCAGTAACCCGTGGTTTGATCGATAGTTTCGCCAAATCTGCCAACGGCCAGACTGGTGTAATGAAAGGTACACTGGATACGGTCAACCGACGCAAGTTTGAGCGTGGTGAAGACTACGAATGGAACCCAGGTGCAGATCCACGAGCTGCTATCCACCAACACGAGTTCCCAAACATTCCGTCCAGCGCGGAATACATGATCAACACCAACAACCTTGAAGCTGAATCCATTACTGGTGTGAAAGCATTCAGTACTGGTATCGCAGGACAGGCTCTTGGTGACACTGCAACAGGTATTCGTGGTGCGTTGGACGCTGCATCCAAGCGTGAACTTGGTTTGCTCCGTCGTATCTCGTCTGGCGTGGTTAAGGTAGGTCGTAAGATCATTGCCATGAACCAAGCTTGGCTTGATGAGGAAGAAGTGGTCCGTATTACTAACGAACACTTCACCACCGTACGACGCGATGACTTGGAAGGTGCATTCGACCTTGCATTGACTATCAGCACTGCTGAAGAAGATAACGCCAAAGCTCAAGAGCTGGCTTTCATTCTGCAAACTGCTGGTCCAGTAATGGGTATCGATCTGACCAAGATGGTTATGGCTGATATTGCCAAGCTTCGTAAGATGCCTGACGTAGCCAAGAAAATTATGGATTTCCAGCCAACTCCAGATCCGCTTGCTGAAGCGAAAGCTCAGCTAGAGATCAAGTTGCTTGAAGCTCAGATTGCTACAGAGTACGCACGAGCTGCATCCTTTGGTGCAGGTGCTAATCTCAGCACTGTTAAACAGGGTACTGAGGTTGCTAAAGCTAAGGCACTGGATGCCTCTGCCGATAAGACAAACTTGGACTTCGTAGAACAATCCACAGGTGTAACTCAAGAGCGAAACCTGCAATCTACGCGTGCACAAGCTGAATCTCAGGCTGCTTTGAAGGTAGTTGAGTCGGTAGTACGACAAAACGAACCTGGGCAAATGGCAAAACCAAGTAGCTAAACCGATAATCACACGATATAGTATGGCCACACACTCTTGTGGCCATATACCACTTAACAGGAATAGAAATGAACGACGTCCAACAAATTCAACTGCAAATCGATACAGCCAAGACAATTGCCAAAGACTCTGAGGCATTGGATCGTTTGTATAAGAACCGTGACTTCCTCCATCTCATCGAAAAGAAACTGTTCCAACAAGAACCTGTGCGACTCGCACATCTTCTGGCAGACCCAGCCCACCAATCCGAAGAAGCTCGTGCCAAGATCGTTAAGGATCTCGACATGATTGCTGGTTTGGTTTCCTGGTTCCGCACTATCAACCTCGTTGGGCAAGACGTTCGTGTACAGCTAGCTAACTACGAAGCTGAACAAGAATTGGCCCGTCAAGAAATCTCGGAGTAACAAACCATGGACAAAAACATCCTCGCAATGTCTGACGAAGACTTGCTGGCGCTGGGTCCACAGTCTTTTGACGAAGCTCCTGCTGAAAAACCAGTAGAGCAACCGCCCCAAGAACAACCGGAGGTTGTCCAAGATGACGACCAACATGTTGAAGAAGAACAAGAACAAGGTAATAAGCCTGCCGATCAGCAACCAGCAGATAATGTTGATGACCCTGACGATGTTGATGACGATCAGTCTCAACCAGTTAAGCCAGTGGAGGCTACAGCTGATGTTAAGCCCGAGCCCACTGCCGACCAAGGCAAGGAAACTACTGGTAAGGTTCCAGAAGTTGAACAAGCTCCTGTCGTCTCTGCTGAAGACCAGTTGGCTAAGCTCTTTGCGCCGATTAAAGCTAGCGGTCGCACTCTACAAATCTCTTCTGTGGAAGAAGCTATTCAGCTCGCACAAAAAGGTCTGAATTACCACGATAAGATGGCTGGCTTAAAGCCAAGTCTGAACATTGTGCGTACTTTGGAACGCGAAGGCTTGCTTGATCCAAACAAGATCAATGAACTTATTGACTTGTATAAGAAAAAGCCTGAAGCTATCGCGAAACTTGTTAAAGATTCTGGCGTTGACCTGCTGGATATCGATGACAAGCAAGTTGCAGCGTATAAGCCCGATCAATATGGACTTAGTGAGACTGAGACCGCACTCGAAGATGTAATGTCTGAACTTAAGCAGACACCAGCTTACGACCGAGTTATCAATTTCGCTGGCAACCAGATCGACAACGCTTCTAAGCAACTGATTATCAAGAATCCGCATGTGCTTATGCACTTCGCAGAGCAGGTAGAATCCGGCGTCTTCGATGTGATCCAAGCGGAACTTGCAAAGCAGAAAGTGTTGGGCAATCTGAAAGGTCTGAACGACATTCAGGCATATGACGCAGTTGGCAAGCATCTCGCTGAGAAGGGAGCCTTCAACCACCTGCAAAAGACGCCAGCTGTCGAGAAGCCTCCAGTAGTTGTACAACCAAAGGCTCCGAAGCCTGTAGATCCGGCAGTCGCAGCAGCGAAAGCAGCAGCCGCTCCGGCAAAGACAACCCCTACTGGGAAGTCTGCAAAACCGTCATTCAATCCATTGGCACTTTCGGACGAAGAATTCGAAAAACTAGCCAAAGAAACATATTAAAACTAGGAGATTCAAATGGCTGCTCCAGATACCTACAAACCGGGTAAGTACAACGCCCCTCCAGGCTCGCCTTCCTCGATTGGTCCTCAGGCTTATACCGAGTACCACCAGAAGACGGCGCTGATCGAAGCCCGTAAAGAACAGTACTTCAGCCAACTGGCTGACGTGACCGACATGCCGAAACACTACGGCAAGAAGATCACCAAGTACCACTACATGCCACTGCTCGACGACCGTAACATCAACGACCAAGGTATTGATGCGAACGGTGCAGTCATTGCTAACGGTAACCTGTGGGGTTCCAGCAAGGACGTTGGTGTAATCCCAGGCAAAATGCCTCTGCTGACTGAAGTCGGTGGCCGAGTAAACCGTGTTGGTTTCACCCGGAAGATGATCGAAGGTTCGCTTGAGAAGTACGGCTTCTTCCGCGAATACACTCAGGAATCGCTGGATTTCGATAGCGATGCTGAGCTGGATATGCACATCACCCGTGAAATGGTGAACGGCGCCAACGAGATGACTGAAGCACTGCTTCAGATCGACTTGCTGAACGCTGCTGGTGTGATCCGCTTCGCTGGTGGTGCTACTGCTACCAACCAGTTGACCAAAGGTGATGTAGTTACTTACGATGACCTGATCCGTCTGGATATCACCCTGACTGAGAACCTGTCGCCACGTAAGATCACCATGATCACTGGCTCTCGCATGATCGACACTCGCACCATCATGGGTGCCCGTGTGCTGTACTGCGGTTCGGAACTGATCCCAACTCTGTTGGCGATGAAAGATCTGCACGGCGTTCCAGCTTTCGTATCCATCGAGAAGTACGCAGCTGCTGGTAACACCCTGACTGGCGAGATCGGCTCTATCGGCCCATTCCGCATCGTCATTGTTCCGCAGATGTTCAAGTGGGGTGGCGCTGGTGCTGCTGTAGAAGCTGGCGATGCTAGCCACTACGACAACGGTGCGAACTACGACGTGTTCCCGATGCTGACTATCGGTAACGAGTCGTTCACCACCATTGGCTTCCAAACTGATGGCAAGACCACCAAGTTTGTGATCACCAGCAAGAAACCAGGCCGTGAAACTGCGGACCGTCTGGACCCGTACGGCGAAATGGGCTTCATGTCCATCAAGTGGTACTACGGCTTCATGGTCCTGCGTCCAGAACGCATCGGTATCATCAAGACCCTGGCTTTCATCTAAGCTAACTGAGGGGGCAGCTAGTCTGCCCCTTCTTTGCCTACCCTAAGGAATACCCAAATGACCGAAGTAACTGAAACTCCTGTAGTAGAAGAAGTAGAACAGACCGAACTGGATAAACTCAAAGAGTACGCAACCGGTCTCGGCATTGAATTCCATCCAAACATTGGCCTGGAGAAGCTGAAAGAGCGCATTGATGCTGCCTTCCCTGCTCCCGCCGTTGTTCAAGAAACCCCTGTTGAAGAACCAGTCGAAGAAATTCCTGCTCCTTCTGCACTGATTAACGAGCAGACTCCATTGATCACCAAAGAAGCACTGGAACAAGCTGTAGCTGATACCAAGCTGGCTTCGGATTTGGCTACTACTGTACTGGCTGCTGCCGTGCAGGAAACCAAAGAAGCTAAGCGCTATCGTCTGCGCAAAGAAGCTACCAAACTGGTACGTGTCAACGTCATGAACATGAACCCTTTCCGTAAGGAATGGGAAGGTGACACCTACTGTGTAGGTAATGGCGTGATCGGTACGATCAAACGTTATGTACCGTTCAATACTGATTGGCACGTTGAGCAAGCTCTGCTGAACGTCATGGAAGAACGTAAGTGCCAGATCTTCACCACTCGTAAAGACCGTCAAACCGGCCAGGAAGTGAAGACTCCACGTACCATCAAGGAACTACAAATTGCAATCCTGCCACCGCTGACTGAGAAAGAGCTGAAAGAACTGGCCCAACGTCAAGCCATGGCTGCTGGTACTCAAGCCGACGAGGATTGATAAATGGCCGACCCAGTTGTCACAGTTCCGCTGATTACACTGAAAGATCTTACCGAGGGTAAGATCGGAGGCACTGGGGTCTTTGACGTACTGATGGAAACCGCTGGGCTACACGTCCAGCGGGAGTTCGATAAGAACCGCATCAAGGGTCAGGATTACGCTCAGGTCTACCTCACTGCGATGCAGTATGTGCTACAGAACTCCTCTGTGTTCCTCTTGCAGAAGGATGAGGCAGCGAATAAAGCTCTCTTGGTTCAAGCACAAATTGATCTCACCAAGCTACAAGCTGAATTGCTTCAAAAGGAAATTGATCGCGAGCTGCTCACTCGTGATTTGTTGGAAGCCCAAGCCGCTAAGGTACGAGCAGAAACAGTCAACATCATTACCGAGAATGACTCTCTGTTGGCTCAGCAATGCTTGCTTAAAGCACAATATGACCTAACTATGGTCCAGAAACTGCAAACTACTGCTCAGACTTCGCTCGTACAGCAGAAGATTGCTACAGAGAAAGCTCAAACAGTTGATATCGGTATCGATGAGAACTCTGTAATCGGTCGTCAGAAAGCCCTGTATAAGGCCCAAACTGACGGCTTCAAACGAGATGCCGAGCAAAAAGCTGCCAAAATGCTCATTGATACTTGGAACATTCGTCGTACTACAGATGAAGGCACTATTGCCGACGAAACGAACAAGTTGAGCGATGCCACTATCGGGCGTGCAGTAACCAAAGTATTGGACGGTATCGAGGCGTAGCACTAGTTGCTAACATGAGGGGACTTTCGAGTCCCCTTTTTCTTTGGAGTACAAAATGGGTTGGTTCAGTAGCAAGAAGAAGTACGTCGTCAACGTGACGGTACAGAAGATTTTCGAAGAACGCTTGATCCCTCACTCTGCTTTGCAAGGCATTGTGAAAGGCATCACTGCGGAAGGGGATATCAATGAGTACATCATGGAAGAACTGTCCAGCTCTATTGGTATCAAGATCAATACTGGCTTGGCTTGGGCTAAAAAGAATAACTACGCCACAGGTATCCCACGAGCTGCTGTAGTCTCCAACATCACAGCACGTGACGCAGTTATGCGCCTCATTGCAGTCAATGAAGGTGGTGCTATTAGCCCTCGGTACTACCGCTTTGGTCCTATGAACTCATTGCACTATGGGTGGACTTGGTTGGTTAATACCCACCAGTACAACACCCTGACGAATGAGATCGAAGCACTCAGTGCGACCACTGGTTTCAAGTGCTATCTGAAAGACATGCGAGCTACCTACACGCAGGAGTCGTATGACTTCATGGTGCAGACGTTTGATATGGGTGTACTGGAACAGCTCGGGCCGTCCCCACAATCAGGCTGGACGCCTTCCAAGCCATATACAGCACTCAAGCCATTGGGTATTGGTGCGTACGCTCCACAGCCTGCGTACGAGGTCAGTGCGACTGCTGTAGAAGATTACGTCACAGTGACCTATGAGTTTGTCGATGCGGACGGTAACTTCGTTGAACGTGGGCTGACAGTGCCAATCGAAGGTATTGCAGAGCAGGGTGACTATCACCAAGTACGGTACACACGTGCTGATGGTAAGGATGCATTCTTTACATACCTCAACGGTGCAGGGACTTATCCAGCACTCGACGCTATCTACCAGCTTGAGCTAGGCGAAGGTTTTGGTGAGTACTACCCTTGGATTTACTTCCGTATCCGCGACCAGATTGTGTCTGAACGGTTTATGCCGGAGATCTACAAGAGCTGTAAGGGCTACGCCAAGTTCTTGGGTGTGAACTACGATCAGATGCTTGAGGCTGTAGAAGCTGACCCTGATGTAGCTCAGGTAGCTCAGTGCATTCTGCAACTGGGTGTACATCCAGGTGATCAACATAAAGCATGTATTGAGTACCTGTTTAAGCACTTCACTCTGATGCATGAGAATAGCCTGTCTCAGATTCAAATCGCTGACAATTTGAATGAAAAGTTCCAGGCATTCTCTACAAGCCCAAGCCAGATTCAGTACATCTCAGATAATGCTTTTGGTCAGACCCTACAGTATTCGGGTATTACCAAGAAACGTATTCCGGGCAGCATTGGGAAAGTGGGTACTTACACTAGCACCTATGGTGTGGTGCCTATTACTGCTCAAAACTTTATGAAGATTACCCCTACTGGTACAGCTATGGCTGTACAGAGTAATGGACAACCTGCATACATCTATCGACGCCAAGTGCTTGATTCTATGTATGAAGAGATCGCTGTATACGGGTTACGTATTGACTATAACGTTCACTATAAAAAGGGTTTTGGTGCACAAGGCACCGACCCTGAGCTGTTGATCCCAGTAGATCGCAATATCATGCGTACTATCTCTGTCCCTAACCGGGAACAGCTGGTATGCCGTGCTATGCACATGCTGGTTAACACTGTTCAGGTAATTAAAACTGAGTGGTATCAGTCCGGTATCTTTAAGTGGGTAATGATCATTGTAGCTGTGGTGATCACTGTCTTCTCAGCTGGTACTGCATGGCAAACCATTGTTGCAGCTGCTGCAATCAGTACTACAGCACTGGTTATTACGATCATCTCTATGATCCTAAATGCCATCATCATCCAATTGGCCATCAAACTATTTGTGAAAAAGTTTGGTCCTGAGATTGGTTTCATCGCTGCGGTAGCTGCTATGGCATACGGTGCTTACACTGGTTTTGGTGCACCGGCTAACAGCACTTGGGGCGAGTCCCTGATTGCCATTGGCAATGGTCTTGCACGTCAATCCACTGCTGCTATGGGCAAAATGGTTGAAGATATTCAAGATGAAATCATGGAGTTCCAAGAGTACACATCTGGTCAGTTTGATAGCTTGAAGGAACAACGAGATCAGTTAGGATTGAATCCGCAATTCCAAGGTCTAGATGGTCTAGATCTGATTGCACTGGTGCCTGATACGATATTTGGGGAGAGTCCGCAGGATTACTACTCTCGTACTGTGCACTCAGGTAATATTGGAGCATCTTCGTATGAACTGGTGGAGTACTACCATACATATGCACTTCAATTGCCTAAACTCACTGATGTAGAAGGAGATTTTGATAATGGCGAACTACTTCCCGAATCTTAATTTGGGTATCACGGAGGAAGAAAGCCCCTTCCAATTTGGATTGGGTAACGGACTCCCAGGCATGAGCTATGGCTCAGGTGCACCAGCTTCTCTTGCAGCTAATATTGGTGCATCGGCAGGTGGTCCAACTGTAGCTGCTGCTCCAGCATCCGGTGTAGCTAACCTGTTTAGCTCGCTGTTTGCGGATAAAGGACTGTTTTCTCAGTCGGGCATGTTTGGTGGCTTGGATGATAAAGGTGTAGCGTCTGGTGGTTGGGTTGGCCCAGCTGCTGGTATCGCTAGTACCATCTTTGGTGCGATCCAAGGCAACAAGCAACTGAGCATGGCTGAAGATCGGTTCAAAGAAAGCAAACGGCAGTTCGATGCCAACTACAACGCACAACGGCAGACTACCAACACTCAGTTGGAAGACCGTCAGCGTGCACGTGTAGCTGCTAACCCGAACGCTTACGAGTCTGTTGACTCCTACCTTGCTAAGAATCGGATTACTTAATCATGGCCGGACCCATCACATGGCGTACCGTTGGTGGCGGTGATATGGGGGCAGGCAACCTTGCTGCCTCTGGTGGGCAAATGATTCAGCAGGGACTCCAGTCTCTGCAACGCCTAGCCGCCGACCAACAAGCAATCAATGTGCGAAACCAAAAGGTTTTGCGAGACAACAACACTCAGGATTATCTTGATCAAGTAGCTGCCATTGGCACTGCTGGTGACTTGACTAATCCTGAGACTCGTCAGCAGTTGGATACCGCACGACTGAGCTACGGCAATCTGATTGATCGTGGTGCAGCTCGTAATGCTGTAGATCAGCGTGCTGCTGACCTGATGAAACAGGAAGTACAACAAAACCAGTTTGCTGACATGACCCTTGAGCGTGAACAACGTCCATTGGTTGAACAGCTGTATCAATACGCACGCGATGGTGACAAAGCTGGCGTAGACAAGATGCTGGGTGAAGTGAACTTCCTGCAAGAAGGTAAGCTGGCGAGTGAGCTGGATGGTGTCTTCGATAAGCAAACTCAACGTGAGTATGCTGCTGAAGGTCAAGCTCGTGCTGCCCGTGGCGAACGACGTAGCGAGGCTCAGTTTGCTGAGTCTATGTCTGCGGCTAAGGAAAACCGTGAGCTACGCCGTGAACAATTCAATGACTTGCGTGAAGACCGTGTGTTTAAGCGGACTAACCAAGTGTTGGATAGTGCACTGACTGATGTAAAAAATCAGATGGCACAAGCTGAAGCCATTAACCCAGGTGGCAAAATCAGCCTGGATGCTCCAAAAGATACCAGCGTTATCATGAAACAGCTGGAAGACACTGCTAATCCTTTGATTGGTTTCACCAGCAATAGTAAGCGACAAGCTCAGGAAACTATCCAAAAGCTGCTTACTGATGGTGTTGAAGTCAAGCTGGATGCAGATACTCCAGCTCAACGAATCAAGATTACGCCATCCCAAATGCAACAGTTTGTTGATGTACATAAAGGAGACTTCAACTTCTTCTCTGGTGGTACAGCTGATAGCATCAACTCGTACTTCCGTGAGATGTATGAACGTAACCCACAACTGGGTGTACGAGCTATCCAAGCCAGTGAAGCACAGAGCAATTTGCGTAATATCGCTAAGAGCTTGAGCGACAAGAAGTCTGGTTTGCTGAATAGCCGAAGCTCTATCAGTCTCGATAACTTATCGGGTACACTACGTTCACCAGGCACCGACAACAGTTGGGATCTCAAGGCCCGTCAGGGTTTGGAGATGATGCCAGAACGCGAAGAAGATAATTAACCTATAGGAGTTATATAGTGGCCAAGACTGGAAATGGTTACACTTCCATCCTTGACCCGGTGCAAGAAGCTCAGGGGGTTGGTGCTACAGAGTACCGCCCCCTTTTTGCTGATGTAGCCGAGATCAAGCTTGCCGATATGGCTACCTTGCAGGCTCGTAAAGAGCGCAATGTGCAAGATGCCTGGATTGGTAAGATGGGCCTTGACGCAGAAGATACTGCTGCTCAGGGCATTAACCTTGGCGCTTCTCTGTTGTCTGGTGCTAGCCGTACTGTAGGTAACGTGGCTACTCTGCCAATTGACCTGATTGCTGGCATGGCTCAAGGCACTGTGCCAGAAGCTCAAATCCAAGCATATAACCGTTCTCTCACTGGTGAAGTTCAGCCGGGTGATGATGCACTGTTGGATCAAACTGCACCTCTTGATGACGGTATTCCACAGACTTACCGTGAACGTCTGCAAGGCTCTACTGGCTTGCAGCAAGTAGGTAAGAAAGTCGCTGACTTCTTTGATATCTCCGGGATTGTCGATACTACTCGACGTGATCGCCTGTCTGATGACCTGCGTAATGAAACTGCTGACAGTGTTCAGCAAATTCGTGACGCCAAGGAATCGTTCGATAAAGGTGAGTACACAGATGCTGCTAAAGATGGTGCTGCTGGTTTATTCCGTACTATCGGCAGTGCAATCAGCACTGGTGCACAAGACCCAGGCGCTGTTACTGAATACGTTGTAGAAAACGTACCTCAGATCGTTGCAGCCATGTACAACCCTGCTGCACTCACTGCAACCAATGCTGGTTATGGCTTCGATGCCTACCGTGAAGGTATCACTGAATACGCAGACAAGAATGAAGGTCAACTTCCTAACGAATCTGAGCGTGCTGAGATGGGCTTGTTTGCCGCATCCGCAGCTGCTGCTGAGATGGTTGGTGACGTATCCCTTATCAAAGGGTTCAAGAACTCTGGCAAAGGTATTGGAGCAGGTGCTGCATCGGTTGCTGGTGCAGGTACACGCGAAGGCGTAACTGAGGGTTACCAGACCTATGCAGAAGCTCGTGCAAAACTTGAAGAACCTACGATTGAGGAAATCGTGGAGGGCGCAACTATTGGTGCACTGGTTGGTGGCAACTTCCAATTGGCTGCTGCTGGTGGTTCGCGTGCGGCTGGCACTGCAAACTCTGCCGCTGAAAAAATTGAGGCTAACCAAAATGTGGAAGACCTTTTCCAACAGTCCGTTGCTTCTGGCGATATCAGCGATCTTGCTCGGGTTGATCCAACTCGGGCTGTACAAGCTCTGGGTGAGCTGAGTAAAGATGCTGACCAAGCCACTGTAGACGCTAACACTGCTAAAGCAGATCAGATCTACAAAGACTTGAACAGTGACTTGTCCAACGTACAAGCACGTATGGAAATGTACTCTGAGGAAGGCGTAGCTGATCTTCGTGAGACTGCTCAATGGCTTGAAGATAACAACGGTACTGCTTCTGATAAGAAAGCAGTAGCTGATGCTATCAAAGCAGCAGAGGCTTACACCCCAGCTAAACGTAAAGCTGATGAAGCCACAGCGTTCCAACTGCAAAACCAACTGGATTCTGTACAGGAAGCTTCGCAGCGTCTGTTTACGGATAGCACTCCTGATGTGGACTCGCTCGTAGAGCAAGCCAACACTGGTGATGTACAAGCTGCTGACCGTGTACTTACCCTGACAATGACCAACCCGGACGCTATCACTACTGAGATGGCTCAAGCCATGGCAGGTAATGAAAGCTTGTCTACTGAGCAACGCCAAGCAATGGCTTCGTTCAGTGAAGCTCAAGAAGCTACTGATGCTTTTAAAGGTCGGGCAGGTGTACGTTCGGATGTGATCAACGGTGGTTCTGGCTTCAAAGGCTTGGAGCAGTACCGTAACGCTATTCGCATGGCCATCACTGATGGCAATACCGAAGCTGCACAAGCTCAGGTTGATTCCCTGAATAGCTTTGCTACCAGTCGTGTGAGTAAAGCTACTGCTTTGGCACAAGCTTACGAACAAGTGAAAGGCACTAACAACCAAATCAGCATTGCACCTGATTCCACTGGGAACTGGGTACAGACTGATATGGGTCCGGCTGACACTCGTAAAGCTGGTGGCCTGATGGTAGGTCCAACCTCTTTCCGCTTGGCTGCTGACGTAGCTGCTGAAGCTGACGTGCTGACCAAGAATGCCAATGCATTCCAAGCCATGGTTACTGCTGCTCCTAAGCTGCCAGAAGTACAGGCTGCTCCGGTACAAGAGACTACAGATGCTGAAACTACTACCGTTCCTACTGATACTGCTGTCAGTGATGATCAGCGGGTTGACACTGCTGTACCTAACGCAGAACAACAAACAACCGAAGAACCAGCGCCAGTTGTAAATGAAACTGGTGAGCTGACTGCTGTTAAGCAATCAACTGGTGAAGCTGTTACTGCTGAAAATCGTCAACAAGTAAACCTTGTAGGTGAGTTGTTCACTCAGAACGCTGGATCGGAGCTGGACGCATCCAATAAACCATTGGTTTCGGTGCCTAACTTCGCTTCCAAACTTCGTGCTGGTGAAGTACGTGTGCAAGACTTCCTGGCTCAGAAAGGTGAGATTGCTGGCCCTCAACGTGCAGCTATCAATAACTTCTTTGGCTTCGCTCGACTGGTAGATAAGCACGTAGTTGCTGGTTTCACTCGTCGTCGTAGCCCTGAGTTCCGTTTCCAAGACTACGCCCAGTACCTCATTAATGAGGATGGTTCGGTAGACGAAAACGCCCGTACTGCTATCAGCTACGGCATGTTCTCGTGGCTGAGCGAAAATGCTGGGAACCTCTACAACACTGATGCCGGGATCAATATGATCCTGAACCGAGACATTGATGATGAAGTATCCCCTGATGCCTACCGCACTCTTGGTCGGATTGGTACACGTGAAGACGTTGTTGCCAACCAACTTGGTGCACGCATTGCACAAGCCCTTGGCCTGCGAGCTAAGCCAGAAGCGTCGGCGTCTGACACTGCGCGACTGGAAACTGCACTTGGCATTCAAGCCATTGGTGCAATGGCCCGTGCTGGCCTAATCAAGCGTACTGAGATCAGCGATGCAACCATGCAACGTCTGATGAACACTCAAGATCCTGCTGTCTCCAATGCAGTACACACCTTCGTCACTGTAGCCAGTGAGAAAGTGAATGACCGTGATGTAGCCAACGAGGTTGTACGTAAGATTCGCGAAGCCACTACTGGCTCGCAGTCTGTTGTAAACAAACTGTTCTCTGTAGAAGCTGCTGGCAAAGAGCCAAGCTATGAACCAGTGAAATTCGATCAGGCTTACGCTAAGCGTACCAACCGTGAGATTCCATCCACTCTGGCTAAGATTCTGGACAAAGAAGGCTCTAAAAAGCACTTCGTACGTCAGGATATGAACCAGATTGCTGGTGTTCTGTCGTCTGATGCTCTCTACAAGATTGCTGGTGTTATCGACACTACTGACAACCCAACCCATGCATATAACCTGGCTTCGCGTGATGCCAAGAATGCTGGCTTGATTGATCAGGTGGATAACTTCAAGTCCTTCGTAGAGAAGATGACTAATGACCCAACCACTGAAGGTATTGAGCAACCTCTGTACTTCGGTCGCTCTGTATGGATGCCACAGCGTGTAGGTCTGAACACTAACGTGATCAACCCACAGACCTCCAAGGTTCATCGCCATATGCTGGCTATGGAAGGTTGGGAGTCGTCTGTAGATATCAATGATCCAGTTCAATTCAACAACTTCAAGCTGCGTGTACTGGAAGCCTTCGGTGTGAAAACTGAAGCCAAGTCCACTGCACTGGTGCTACCTGCGTACGATGCTAAGGTCAACACTCCGGGTATCCAAGCTGCTGTAAACGAGCTGGCTACAATCCTGCGTGGTGAAGCAACCAACCCTAACGAAGATGTAATCGTTGCTGGTGTAGCAGAAGCTGGCGAGAACATGCATTCGCTGGATGCTCTGGTATCTCTGGCTCATATGCAGAACGCACAAGACGGTAAGTTCAACACCACTCTGATGGCAGAAGTGGATGGTTTGACTAACGGTCCAATGCTGTCCCTGATGATGCTGGGTGCTAAAGGCTTCGACGTAATGACCCAAGGTGGTTTCATTCCGCAGGGTGCGTTGGATGCCAATGGCAATGAACTGATCCAGTTCAACGACTACAAAGGCATGGGTAACCATGACCTCTATGAATCTACTGTGTCTGATGCTCTTAAGCGTCTGGATGGTACTGACCCAGCTTTGCTTAACGCTTTGCAGGTAGTTACTGGCCAGTTGCTGACAGAAGAAGGCGCTGTATCTTCGAAAGGTCGTAATGTCATCAAAAAGCCACTGACTGCAATGATGTTCGGTTCGAACACCCTTACTGCTGTACAGGGCATGGCAGATGGTTTCATTGAATCCATCTACTCGAAAATGGAAGATGCTGCCAAGGCTAAAGATCCTGAGGCAATGCGTACTCTGCTGAACGCTGTGAACACTCTGACTCGCTTCAAAGGTTTGCACCTTGATGCGAACATGGGTATCGATGTAGCAATGCAAACCAACCTGACTCAAGGTCAAGTGGACGCAATCAAAGCTACATTCCATGAGATGCTGGGTAGCAAAGTAGAAGACTCGCTGAAAGACAACTACGGTCTGTTCATCGCTCGTCGTGACACTGTGAATAAGACTGCTCAACTGGCTTTCCGTCTGTACGATGCTGCTTACACAGCTCTGACTGAACAAGCTGAGGAAACCTCGACTAGCATTGCACGTCGTACCGGTAAGACTGGTAAGCAAACTGCTCTCAGCTCGTTGAGTACTGCTGAGGTCAAAGCGATCAATGATCGTCTGACCGATATGCAGCCTATCTTGCAAACTGCAATGTCCAAGCAAAGTGACCAATTGGCCGCTGGTATGAACATGAGCAAGTCGAAACGTGAACTGGATCGTACCGACCCATTCACCTCTCAGGCTTACTTCGGTGATGCAGTGCCTACCTACCAAGAAGATGGTTCTGTAGTTAATCGTGCAACCACTTCGGTAAATGGTCTGCGTACCAAGGCTACTGACCCAGGTGTAGCACCGTTCATTACCTCGATTCACTCGACTGACTCGTCGATTGCTTCGTCGGTATACGGTGAAATGAATGCATTGAACGTGCACGATGCCTTGGGTGTAAACCTGCACCAAGCACAAGAAGTTGGCCAGAAGCTGAACAAAGCCACCTTCGATAACATGCTGAACTACTCGGCACCAGCTGAGATGGTTTCGACTCTGGAACGCGTGTTGGCTGGCTTGGACAACCTGATGCAAGATCCTGAGTTGGCTGCCCGTATCCAACCTAAGCTGAAGACTCTGGCCAATGAAATGGCACAGAAGAAGCTGGGCACCTTTGAAGAACAGCTGACCGCTATTCGTGACACTGCTCGTGCAGCTGATACCGAGAAGCTGAACATGCTGGCTTCGATGCAGGCTGTAGGTCAGTACGCAACAGAAGGTGGTTCCTACATCGTTACCGATGCAGACCGTACTGCTGCCCTGAAACAGCTGGATTCGATTGGTGAAAACTTCGACAGTGCTGCTGAGCAATCTGCTGCTAACATCGATCAACTGACTAAAGCTCAGCCACTTGATCTAAAAGCTGCTGCTGCTAAGGCATTGAGCCGTAACTCTGTTGAAACTCTCAGCCCTGCTACCACGCTAAACACTCTTGATCGTCTGGAACAAACTCCAGAAGTACAAGCTGTACGTGAAGCAATGCTGACTAACAACGTTACGTTGGAAGCTGCTAAAGCAGTATTGCCTGAGCATCAAGCTGCTGAACTGGTAAATCAAGTGAATGACAACACTCGCAAACTCAGTGTTTGGGGTGAGGTTGGTACTCCACTGGTGCAGTCGAATGTTGATCTGGTCAACGTATTGGCTACCAACAAGCTGACTGCTGCTGAACTGGTTGATTCGCTTGCTGCACTGAATGCTGATCCATTCACTGGCAAATTGCTGGAGATGATCAAACGTACAGTTAAGCCAAGCATGCCAGTGAACTACATCACTCCAGACACTGCCCCTGATGGTGCATTGGGTACTGGTGTGAGTAAGGCACGTGGCTGGTATCACCAAGAAGCCGGTGCTGCTGCTATCTACGTCAAATCCCCTGACTTTGTAGAGTCGGGTATCACTCCTGAGATGCTGACCCATGAATTGGTCCATGCTGCTCTGGCTGGTTTGGTAGATGAAAATACTGGCAAGAACAATCCGGTAGGTCAGGCTGTAGCCGATCTGGAAGCTCTGCGATTGAAAGCTGCTGAACTGATGGAAGCCAATGGCTCCCTGTCTGGTAAATACCAGAATGCAGTAGGCAACGTACATGAACTGCTGGCTTGGGGTTTGACCAACCAAGGGTTCCAACAAGAAGTACTGGCTAACATTCAGATTCAAAGCCGTGCCAAAGGTCTTTGGTCCGGTATGCGTGCCTTCGTTGATTCGCTGGCTCGTATGTTGTTCCGTGGTAGCAACACCAAGGCTAATGAAACTGGCTTGGGTATGCTGGTAGCTCAGTCAGCTGGCTTGTTTAAAGCTGCTGCTGATCTGCGTAAGACTCGTGATGCCAAGACTTTGGCCTATGAAGATGCTGTAGATCACATCAATGCAATGACTGCACAAGAAGTGGTAACAGCACTGGAAGGAGCCTCTCCACGTATCGCCAGTGAGGCGCACCAAGCACATCTGAAAGATGTTATGACCAACTTGGTAGAACCTCTCTACGGGCCTTATGGCGCCTTCAAAGAAGAAGCTGCTGCGAATCGTGCTATCACTCCAATGGATGTTTACCTGAAGTCCTTGGACACAGGCACTAAGCCATTTGCTTCGCGTGCACTGGCCTCGCCATTCAATGTGAATCAGCAAGAAGGGTTCGTATTGGAATCGGTACAGGCTAGCTTGGAAGCAGCTATGACTAACCCGAACACTGTGTTCGTGCGTCAAGCTTTGACCAACCTGTTCAACGATGGTCGTAAGGCTCTTAAGCCAGAGAACTTCCATAAAGGTGATTGGGCAACTGCTACTCCTACTGAGAAGGATATTGCTCAGCAGAAGCATGAATTCTTGTTTAAAAACAGCAACGTAACCCAGTTCGCTGCAATGGGTATCGCAAGTGAAGAAGTGAAGAACATCCTCACTTTCCGTACCTCTGACGCCACTGTGCCATTGGCTTCACTGCCAATTGCTGGTCGTCTGGTAGAACTGTTCCGTCGAGTGATGACTAAACTGGCTTCCTTGCATACCAAGGTATCGCCTAACACTCGTGCTGACTTTGCACTGGCTACCCTGCTGGATCAGCTGGTAGACATTGAAGCCAAGCACAAGGATGAAATGCTGCGTAACAAGCTGTCCGGTATGGATCAGGTTGAGATGGCTATCGGCAGCGTAGCGGACAATGTTCGTGAACGCGCTGAGGCATTTGGCAAGATTCCATTCTTCAAACAGAACAGCTCTGCCTATGTACGTGTAGCAGGTGCCGGTATCTCTGCCTTGGCAGGTGACCGTGTAGGTGCGATCTTGGATCACACCACTGTATTGCGTGACCGTGCATTCAAAGACAAGCATGGCGTGATCATGGGGGCCATCACTGAGATGCGTGGTCTGCATGATGGCAACCGTATTGCTGACGCACTGTTCAAAGGTGCAAAGGCTATCGAGAAGGATCGTAAAGATCACATCGAAAACACTGTTGCACAGGTCATGGCTTCGTTTAAGGATGGCGGGGAATACCTGAACAAAGAGACTAAAGACTCTATTACACGGGTATTCTTGCGTACCAACATGAGCGCACTGGCAGATGCCGTAGGTATCGACCGCCTGAAAGAGCTTATGGAAAGTCCTGCTGAAATGACCAAGCATCGCAAAGATCTGGAAGCACAAGTACAGGCAATGAGCCCTGACTTTGGTTACCTGACCGCTGCGACTAAAGATCTGGCTTACCACAAAGTGGTAGGTGGCAACGTGTCCCACAACTTGATGCTGAACACTCGCAACATTGCTGAGATGTACGGCACCAAGAAAGCAGGTACTCAAACCAATGTGAAACAGCTTGTACCTCTGCTGGATCAACTGCTGGCTGTATATGCACACAGCTACACCGGTACTTATGACAAAGCACTAGCTATGCAGGCATTCCGCACCGAAGCTAATCGTGGCAATGGTCAGAACGGTATCGACATGATTCTCAAGTTGCATTCTGGCTTGCAGAAGAAGTCCACCACCGATCTGTTCAAAGGCCAAGAGGCTCTGCAACAGTCCGGCTATGTACCTGAAATCCACGACAACAACATCGAAGTGATGTTGGTGGCTCGTGCTGACTTGGATAAATTTGAGAAAGCTGGTTACCGTTTAGCGACTGAGCTGCAAAAAGATTCGACAGACCAAACGAAGGATGACCGTGTAATGGTTACCCGTCGTGGCTCTGGCCAATCTGGCTTGCTCACTGGTGCACTTTCTTACACTGGCTATCACCGTAAAGGTTCTAGCCCTGACCGTGCCAGCGTGAACCTGCTCAACGGAAACCAAGTAACCTCGGCTCAGCATAAGAGCATGATCCGTAAGGCTAAACAGCCTTTGATTGATGCCTTGCTTAATCGTGATCTCAGCTACGATCCTCGTAATCAAGAAGCTGGCAAGATGGTGCCTGTGCTTGCTCCAGATGGTCGCATTGCTGATTACCGATACATGATGACCGAGAACAACCGGGATACTCTGCTGGATCGTGAGAACGCCATGGAGCAGGTGCTAGGTACATTTGCTGGTCAGATCGTAGACAAGGTAGCCTCCGCACAGCAAAACGCTGATGTGGTAGGTGCCATGTATGACCAGTATCGTGCCGACTACAATAACCGTCCTAGCAGCTACTTGCAGGTAGGTAAGGACAGTAAAGATCCTGAGATTGCTGAGCTGTATCGTCTGTTGCCTGAATCTACCAAACGCGACATTAAGCGTATTTGGAAGTCGGATAACATGATGATTCCAGCAGATCAGCTGAACATGATCATGGGCTATCGCAAATACAGTCTGACTGAAGCTTTTGCTAAACCTGAACGTGACTTGAAGTCTCGTGCTGGCGATGGTGATCGTAACTGGGCAGAACAATTGTTTGTGATGGTTACTCGTAGCCTTCTTGGGGATAAGGCTGCACTGCGTGTCGGTCAAGCCGAAGACGTTATGCAAGAGCTGGTAAAAGAGATGAAAGACATTCTGGTTGTGAAGAACGTGACTACCTTGGTAGGTAACATCGTTTCTAACCTGTCTTTGCTGGGTATCGAGGGTGTATCTCCGAAAGAGATGATTAACTCTCACGCAGTAGCACTTAAAGGGGCGTTGGACTATCGCAAAGACCGTAAACGGGAAATGCAGATCGAACAAGCAATCGAGATTGGTTACATTCCAGAAGGTCAGCCAGCTTTGGAAGCTGAACTGGCTCAGATCAAGGATCGCTTGGCGCGTAACCCGATTAAGCCTCTGGTAGATGCTGGCTTGATGCCAACTATCGTTGAAGATGTGGAAGCAGACGACAGCCAATACAGCTATAAGTCTCGCTTGCAACGTGGTGTGAGTAAGTACACCTCTCGCGTACCTAAGCTTCTGAAAGAAGCTGGTAAGCAGGTGTATATGACTCACGATACTAGCACCTACAAGTTCTTGAGCCAGACTACACAGCTGTCTGACTTGATTGCTCGTTATGCTATGTATCAGCACACTATGAATCGTGCACGTAACCCTCTAAGCCAAGCAGATGCTCTGCGTCAGGCTGAGGAAAGCTTTGTGAACTATGACTTGCCTTCGCACCGTTCGATCCAGTATCTGAACGACATGGGTATCGTGATGTTCACCAAGTACTACATGCGCATTCAGAAAACCATCATGCGACTGGTTAAGGAAAAACCAGCACGTGTACTGGGTGCAATTGCCATTGATGCATACACCAACGGTATGTCTTCGGTGATTAACTCCAGCTGGACTAACCGGTTGGGTCGTAATCCACTGCAAGACGGGGCATTTGGATACTTCGGCACTCTGGACGAGTTGCCAGTATTCAAATTCCTGTAAAAGGTTGGGTGGTTGCCGGACTTGAACCGGCGACCTCTGGCTCTCAAAGATCGGATCGTTGGCTTTGCCCCCGTTAGGGTCTACTTACGTAGAAACGATCTTTTTTGGCTCTAGTGCTCTACCAACTGAGCTAAACCACCCATAATAAGTGCCCTCAGAGTGGATTCGAACCACTGACCTTCTCGGCTAAGAGTGCTCTACCATCTGAGCTACTTTGGGCATGTATGTATCTATACGGGGTCAGTCTGTTAGGTTGTCCGTGTTACTGGCCACCCCCTGAAACGCTGCGGAAAGAGTCTCTAATTCTCACCTCATCAGCCAGACTGACTTCGTTATAGATATGGCAGGTCATACGGGACTCGAACCCGTGTACGTCCGCTTAGAAGGCAGCTGCTCTATCCTGTTGAGCTAATGACCTACTAATAAAACAAGCCCCATTACTGGGGCTTATTCTTTTGCTGCTTTAGCTTACGCTTCAGCAGGTACGGCTCAACCACACATTCGGTCCACCAACTCCAGACTACGAATGCAACGATTAATATGAAGCCAATAATGGCTACAAAGAAACCGATGATCCTTAGAATAAGTCCTACGGCAAACCATACTGTGACTATCGCGAGGATTACTCCTACGACAACAGAAATGCAGGCTAGCACCCATAGGGCGTTCTTCATGCGGTTCCTTGGTTAAGGTTTCATACCCTGCATCTGTGCCATAGCCACATGCATTACATGTTCAGGATTATTACTGAGCATGGCACGTGACATAAGCATTTCAGCAGATACGATTGACGGATCTACGCCTAGTGATGAATCCATGGCTACACCCTGACAGCCTTCTACAGCTGTCAATACAGGTACACCGTGGGTTTCACATACTGAAAGCAGATTATCAATCGCTTCCTGCACTTCTACCGGAATAGTCAGTGCATTCTTCTTGCGCGACTGAGCTTGCGCCCAGTCTGGTAGCGAGAACTCGTCGCCTGGGAGCATACCCTGTGGGGTATTACTCACTGGCCTTTTTTGCCGAAGATTTCGTTCAGCAGGCTTTCGAAGTCGGCAGTGCTGCGCACAACGTGAAATTGTGGGCCTTTGGAAGCGCGAACTTCAGCGTCGAACTTCTTGCCTTCTTCTGCCAGCTCGATCAGACGCTTGGCCGATTCCAGGCTTGGCTTCAGCTCGCCGGATTGGACACCTTGTTGAACACGCTCGATTGCGTCGATCACAATGGTGGCAACTTCACTAGAGTTGAAGTCCTGCTTGAAGGAAACCAGCAGGCTTTCGATGGTGAAGTCGCTGCGATTGCCCAGGATCACATCGATCAGGGCACAGGACGGATCACCACAGCCGCACGGAGTTTTTACGCTCAGCTCTGGCTCAGGGCCAGCAGTGGCGCGTACTTCGTCGTTCTTGTACGACGATGGTTTTTCAGGGCCCACGTTGACTTCGCCAGTCAATTTAACTGCACCGGATTCGGTTAACGAGGTGATATCAGCCAGTACAGCTTTGAGAGCTGAGCGGGCGTCATCGTTGTTGTACTCATTGGCGATATGGCCAAGAGTGCCAGCAGCGAGGGACAACAGGTGGATACGGTTTGCATTGGACACGGTGTAGCTCCTATAGGAAGTATTTTTTACAACGACAGTCGATGGTTACATCGGTTGGGGACATAATAGCGAGAGGAATCGAACCTCTAGTTCTAAGTCTTAATTGCTACCAAAGCCTACCTGCCAAAAGAGACAAGTCAGGGAATCGAACCCCGTACTTACACCAGCAACTACTATGTACCCACCGATATAACCTCCTAGTTACAAACCTCCTTTCGGTCAGCTTGCGGTGGCGGTTAAATCGGGTGAAGCACCACTTCACATGGTTTCCGGTTCACGCGCAGAACTAAGTTCTTAACCAACTCGTCCTGTTTTGCTACTTTCGTAGCCACAAACATTTCTTTTTGAATCACCGATATGCCTAATAGCGCTAGCTATTATTTTGCTCACGCAAACTACCCGGACTTCGAGGAACGGGCTTAGATTGTGTATCAAGCATTTTTTCTGCTACTAACTCGTAGCCTATTGAGGGTGTATCACTCTCAGAACGCCGCGCTTTAATTCGATTTTCTAGAGAGATCCTTTACGTTCTTTTTGCTTAAGTAAATAAAGGAATGATGCAGATCATTCTGCATCGGAGGGAAGCCTTCCAGTATGTAGGTATCCAACCTACCAGTCGTTGCTTATAAGCCACTTCGCATGAGGATTGTTGTGATCCATAGATTCGTTCTCTGCCCGGAATTATTCACATGACGGCCAAAGGCTCACATCACAACCTGGTCTCTTAGGATACTAGCAATCAGTATTCACAAAATACATCGCATAAAGAACAGCTCACAACAGTTCGCCGGGTACGGAACCAGAAGGCTTACCTCCGATACAGACTGTTGCCAAAGAGGCAAAGCTGTTACGGGTTTGATAACTCAGTTGTCTCTGAGGGGTGATTACTTGGTGTTCTTCGTGACTTCAGAAGGAGTTTTAACAGCTTCTTTCTGCGGCGTAGATGGCAACTGTTCTTTATGCACAGTTGGCACCATTGGCTTAGCAGTATCGTACTTGGGATCGTAATGCGAAGTTCGCACAGTACGATAACCACGATTCCACTCATCAGCATCGTGCATGAGCTGAGGATCGTTATCCGGGTTAAGCGAGTAAGGATTAAGAATAGGATTTGAATCCGATTCCACATACTTAATCGCAGCAACCATACCTTCTTTGAATTTCTCAGAAGGTTCAGTTGGTGGATCGATATCCGGTAAACCTTGCATTGCCTTATTGGTTTTGAAGCCAAGGTAAGACACTGCAATGATTACTGAATTCTCAGGAACATTGTTTTCATGTTTAGCACGGTGCAGATCAGCAATAGTTACACCCATTTCTTCTAAGCCAAACACAAAGCTAGTGGGAACCCACAAGCCAGGATGTTGGACCATGAATGATGCGATGTACCAATGCTTTAATACTGCTTTGGACATGTAACCTCCAACAAAAAGCCCGAACTAGTCGGGCTATCTGTTAAACCAGTTCAGTTATTAGCTGAACAGGCTACCGCCTTCTGGAGCATCGCCCTGTGGCTTCTGTTCAGCTACCGGAGCGGCAGGCTGTTCTTCAGTCAGTGGCGATTCGATGCCCTTCTCAGGAGCTACTTCAGGGGCGTTACCCTTGGCAGCTTGTTGAGCTTTGGCATCAGCTTCTTGACGTTCAGCTTCCAATTTCTTGGCAGCTTCGTCGGCACCGGCTACGCCGGAGGTTTCACCAGCAGTACCGCCCAATTGCTTAGGCAGGTCAGCCGAGGATTTCTCCTTGGCTTGAACTGGTGCTGAGCCTTGAGCTTTGCCCTGACCATTCTGCGATGGATTGGTTACCACGTCAGCGGTCAGACCAGAGCCTTTACGGCCAGCGGTGAAGGTGACTTGCAGGTTATCGGCAGTGACGCCGGTAATACCACGGTCGGTCAGATACAGTGCAATACCTGCACGGATATCCACTTCAGTCAGTTTGATTTGCATCATTTATCCTTTCGTTTGCTGCATAGCAGCGAGTTGAAGATATTCGTTTGTGTTCAAACCAGCAACGATAGCGGCATAGGCGTCTGCCATATGTTCTGCTTTAGCTGCTGATAGGACGCCACCACGCATAGGCCAATTTGCATCAGGTTGCTCGCGGGTAGCGTATGCAATCATCTGATCTTTAGTTGCAGTCTTCGTTCCAACTGTAGCCATTTTGACTTCGTTGGGGGTGACTTCAAAGAAAGGGATACCTAAGGCTCGGATCGAACCTAGAATACCCACACATAGGCCATAGGAAGCCATAGCCCTTGCGGACTGGCTTCCCACAGGCACCTCAGCGAAAATTAGGTGCGGCTTTTCATTCAGATATGGAAGAATCCCAGCCATGATTTGTTGAGCGGCTGATAAATCCTTTGAGTTCTGTCGAACTTGCTTACCTTCGGGAATTACGGATTGGATCACTTTCACATGCTTCACTGTTAGCTTTCCGGTCTCCGTATCCAGAGTACCGGCTGCAATTCCCCAGTTTCGAAGTGAAGGGTCCATCCCCAAGACCTTAAGGATTGCCATTACAGGCCGATTCGCGCCAAGCGCTTTTGTAGGGTTTCGCTATACCCGGACATGAAGGTGAACTGCTCTTTCAGCAGTTGCACTTCTTCTTGTGATACGCCAGCGGCAAAAAGTTCTTTTTCGTTGGCAACCAGTGGTCCCAGTGCTTTCAGCCGGGACATTACCTGGTTCAGCTCTACCACAACCAGCTGTACGTCTTCTGGCAGAGCCAGGACTTCAGGTGGAAGTGGAGCGCGGTGATGTTGCAGGTCGTAAGCCAGGATGGCACCAGCCAGTGGCCAGAGCTTATTACGGGCATTACGCAAGCTGAGTTCTTCGCCAATCTTTGGATCGAAGTTTTCCTTCGATACAGTCGAACTTTCACCAGTGACCGTGAAGCGCCCACCAAAGAGGTAGAGCTTGCAGATCATGTGGTTATCACCGGGCAACATGATGTACTCGGTGCGTTCGATCATGGCGTCAACCATGGCCGGGGTTACGCGAGGTGCACTGGTCAATCCCAAGTCTTGCAACTTGGTTTCCAGTTCCTGCTCTGCTTTATCGGTCATGGTTGGTCCTTACGAGAACAGCGAGGCGGTTGGCTTGTCGCTACCGCCACTGGCATTTGGAGCGCCTGCGGTAGCACCGCCAGCAACTGGCTTCATCTTATCTTTGACCTTGCCTTTGTTGGCTTCGGTCCACTTATCGATGAATACGCCAGCGTCCAGTTTGGCAATGGCTTCCTGCAAAGTACGACGGGTTTCGAAGTGGAACACTTTCGAGACTTCGTTTACTTCGCGGGCTTCAGGTCCATCGACGTATTCGTCTTTGCCATTAGGCAGTTGCTTGCCGGATTTGACCTGCTTGTTGACCTTGTGCTTCTCGATGCCCAGCAAGATTTTCTTGCCCAGCAGCTCGACCGCAACCTGCACCGGAGTAGGAACTTCGGCCTTGGCAGCGTAGCTGTAGATCTTCACATGTTTTTCTTCGAACACCAGTGCAGCAGGCTCTTTACCAGCAGTCATCAGTGCAATTGCGTTGAAGCGGTTGAAGCCAGGGAGATATTCTTTCTCGCCCGACTGTTTGTTGATGTAGTACGGCAGGTTGCCTTTCTCGTTACCCGACGTTACCCACTCAACCCAGCTGTATTTGCTGCCGTCTGCCATCTCGACCTCAAAGGTCATGTTGGCTGCGCCACCGTCGGATTTACCGGCATAGGCGTTCTTGATGGTCGCTTCGTAGACATCAGTGTCGTAGACGCGGAAACCACCGAGACGGTCGGATTCACCACCGATTTTTTCACCGGCGGTATTAGCTGTACTTGCAAACGGATTGGACATTTAGTCTCCTGAAACGATTGATATTACGAAGCCAAGAACTGCCGGAGGCAGTCTATTGACCGTAATACTTCTTGAAGCGGTCGATAACCAACTGAACGTTGTTGTCGATGTATACCTCGTTTTCTTCCCACATCGCCATAGGACCACGAATGCGTTCGTTGATCGTACTGGCAGTAATGTCGGTTTGGAAAACGTATTTGAAGCCCAGCCGACGCTCTTTATCTGTGATGGTTAACAGAGGTGAGGTCTCATCCAGATCAGCGATCTTGACCTTTTTGGTCGCAATCACAGTGGTGAAGTAGGCTTCGATGCCGTTGTTCTTCAAGGAACCCTTCACAGGTACTGACGTTTCCATCAGCATCTCGGACTCGTTGTACTTGTCCGAAGTGTGGGCAGTGAAGATCACGGTCTTGGTGGATTTAGCAACCTTCTCTTGCATCAGAGATTTGAAGAACTCTGCGAAGTTACCCCAAGCTGCTCGCCCGTCAACTGCACCCTTCACGTACTTGGATTCGTACATGTCCAGAAGGAAAGTGAGGCTGTCAACGATGATGGTGTCGCAATCTGGCAGCGTTTCAGCCACGTCGAATGCTTCGAACACCTGCATAGGGTCGGTTACTGTTTTATCCCATTTGAACTTGGAGGGGAATGGCAGTTTCTTGCCAGCCTCCGTGTTCAGGTACATCGTACGCTCAGGATTCGTGAGAGCACGCAGTGAAGCTGACTTACCGGTGGCAGATTTGCCTACGATAAGTAACAGGTGGTCATTCATTTAGATTCCCTGTGATAGATATCAATGAAGCCCACGGAGTGGGCCTCACACCTATTTGCCTTGCAAAGCCTTGGTTACGGTGACGAACACAGTGTTCATCAACTCGATTTCCTCAAGCTTGTCAGGCATTTTGGAGTTCAACTCCTTGACCTTATCCAGCACTTGCTGGAGCTGGAACCCATTGTCCACAAGGGACATGGCGTAACGGTGCAACATAGTGTTGCGGTTACCGTCACCGGAATTGTTGAGAATCCAACGTTCCCAGTTATCCAGCTGGCCTTGTGTGGCCAGTCGAGCTTTACGCTCATCATCCTTACTGGTTTTCGGGATGAAAGGCAGAACGTCGAACAAGTCACCGTCAGTTACTTCACACAGTTGATCGTGTGATAGCCACTTCTTGCAGCGATGGGCACAAGACTCATCTACAGCAAATGGTAACGAACTCATTACGTTCTTCATGAACTCCGTGTACTCCTTCCGGTCCAGCTTCAACTCATAGTTGATAGGCAGGACTATACGGAATCGGTTCACTTCGTCAGTGTGGCTCTTGGTGGTGTAGTACAAGGCTTTGTAGTCCTTAAGCAGGTTCTTCGCAGCCTTGAGGTTCATGGTGCCATCAATATCCAACACAATCATGTTGAACCCAGGCACAGCATTTTCCTCGTTACGATACCCGCCTTGCACGTGGTGATTAAGCCAGTGGAAGCCAGGTGCGTTCACCAGTTTGGGTAACTGGTCCCATGGAGCATGCTGGTTTTGGTAACCAGAAGTCATGTCATGGTTTCGTGTGTAGGACACAATGAGCTTGTTGAGATCAGTAGGCTTAAGTGCCTCACCACTGATAAATTCAACACCATCATCATAGGATTTCTTGATAATGATGTTGTTCTTGTAACCCCACGCGACAGCCATAGAAATCATGTCTGCTCGTGCACCATTGGAACCTTTGAAGAACGGTAAGTCCTCCATCAGGTCTGGTTGAGTACAAGGTGTGCCAACTGCTGCCAAGTAATTGGCCAGTTTGACGTACGAACGATCACGGGAAAGCAACATTTCAAACGCTTTACCACTGGCTTCGGCCAGCTTTACTGCGTTCTCGAAGTGCCCCATGGTCAGGGTCGGAGATCCATCAATGAATGCATATGCACCTGCGGCTTTAAGTGCCTTGAAGTAACGGTGCGACAGCTCTGCCTTTTTCTGTTCTTCATGCGCTGGCATTTCATCAGCCAGTTTCTCGCAGTACAGTCGATATTCAATAACGGCCAGTGCTGTTTCTTTGTCCATGGTAAGAATGGTATGCATGTTGGACATATCTGCCCGCATACCCAGCTTCTCGCTAAAGTCTTCCATGAATGTAGACGTTGCCTTGTTGGTCATAAGGTCATA